ATTCTTTATCGAAGTGGAGCAAGTGACTGGAGATTTTATGATACTGCCGATAAGGCAAATGCAGTTGATGTTGGATATGTTGATGGTTCTAATAATTTACATTACAATAAGCTCAATGGGACTTGGGCATCAACTGCGGCTGGTATCGGAAAATATGTGGCTTATTGGATAATCGCTACAAATAATCAGGATTATCCAATTGTTGCCATTATGGGGCAACGAATTGATACAACGTTAAATAATGCAAAAGATAATAATGTATACTCTGGTCTTTCTATTGCTGGACTATATTTTCAAGAAATATCTGTTCTTGCGCGAGTTATTGTAAAAGCAACTGCCGGTGGCGTATATTATACAATTGAAGATATACAGGATCTTAGGGCTTCAGCTTCATTTGGTAATATAACAAGTCCTTTGATTTCCGATCATGGTGGACTCGCAGGCTTGGGTGATGATGACCATACTATTTACCTCTTGGCGGATGGCACAAGAGCACTTATGGGGAATTTAACCGTTGATGCCGCGGTGACTATAGATGGCCGTGATTTAAGTATTGATGGTGCAAAACTTGATGGAGTAGAAGATAATGCGGATGTGACAGATGCAACGAATGTCGAAGCGGCCGGTGCGGCAATGGCAGGTGGAGCCTTCCATGATGGATTTAGTGATTTTGTGGCAGCGGAGCATGTAGATCATACTGGCGTTACTTTGGCGGCGGGAAGTGGCTTGACGGGCGGTGGGGATATTTCAACTAATAGAACCTTTGCTTTGGACATTAACGGCTTAACTGGAGAGTCGGCTATTGTGGCTGCTGATACGATTCCATTTTATGATGTCACAGCAAGTGACAATAGGAAAATTACGTTTGCAGAACTTGAGGCTGCACTTGGCGCTGGCGGGGCCGATGAAAAAGTTAAGGTAGATGCTGCTGCTACGGCAGGTTATCTTGGGGCTGCCTCTAATGATGGTGTGTTGCGGACTAGCACGGGGCTTAGTTATGCTGATGGTGGAGATTTCGTGACATTAGGATTGTCACATCTAGGAATTGAATCCTTAACTGATCCAGGTGCCGATAAGATTATGTTTTGGGATGATAGCGAGGCGGCTATTAGATGGTTGACTGTTGGCGCGGGATTAGTTTTGTCTGGTACTGATCTTACTGGAGGTTTCGCAACAAAATGCAGAGCAACTCCTTCAGTTGAGCAGGATATTCCTACAAATGATTATGCAAAAGTTACATTGGATGTAGAAGATTATGATATAGGTGGAAATTTCGCAAATAGTACATTTACTGCCCCTGCTGATGGATATTATTTAGTAATTGTAGGTTCTAGGTTGCACCAGTATATAGCATCAGGTAAAAATTTTCAAATTGCAATTTTTGTAAATGGAGTTGTAAAAATAACAACTCTTGCTAATGCTTTTGGGACATTAGACGCGCCCTTGAGGGGGAATCTTTCTGATATTATATATTTAACTGCAACTCAAACTGTAGACTTCCGCGTGCGGCATACACATGGTTCAAATAGGAAAATATCAGCAGGAGTATATACTTATATGACAATTCATAGGTTAAGTTAAATGTCTGGTGCCTACGTTGCAAAACCTGCTGTTGTTGTTCCGTCCCCAGAGGGTCCGCCAACTGTCGATGATGTTCCTCCGGGCTGGGACTTAGATTGGCCGTTTCCGGGAGTAACAGATACCGAGTGGCCAGGAATAGATCCTGATCCATTCTTTCCTGCACCGCATCCGCCAGGGTACGAGCCTGATTATTCGCTTGTGATGACGGCAACTGAAGAGATAGCGCCGGATGGCACTGCGGCAGTAACAGGTTCATTGCGAGATCACAACACCTTTGCAACTAACGAACCGACGCCTATCATCTGGACAGCAACGATTACCAGTAGTCCAACTCGGCAAATTAATCTTCGATTTTCTGGCGATGAAGAATATGCTTCAAGTCTTTCATCGGATTGTGCTTTTGAGACGTATTGGGGCGCAACACCTAACATTGAATTTGAGCTTACAGATGAAGATGACGGTGGCACGGTAACGCTGACTGGCACGAGTTCAATTGGTGGGATAATTGTTACAGAGACAAAGGAGATTGCAATAGTAATAGAAGCAGCTATTGTGTTCTACGGCAAGGCGTATGTACCAATTGGATATGATGGTGAAGTTTCTCCTGCTGAGGGAGCTACATTCATTGCGAGAATTGGAGATGACGAAGAAGGGTGGGTAGAAAAAGATTCTGGCATTGTGGCGGCAGATGGAAGTTGGCGTGCCGAATTGGAACCTACTGGCGAAAATCAAGGACCACCTAGTTCCGTCTTGATAATTTTCTCTAAAGATGGTTTTGAGAAAAGTATATTTGAGGGTTTTGTTGAGATTGGCGAATATGAACAAGATGTCACTTTCCAGCCGAAAATAACATTCACTGCTTCATTCGATTGGACGGGTGGATGGAACCCCGAAACTGATCCACTCAAAACACTTGGAATTTTGCTTCGAGAGCCTGGTGGAGGTTCTAATTGCTTTCTTACCGTGGATAATGTAGGAAATATAACATCTTCCATTGCCAGACCACTTGAAATATCAATTACCGAGACTAAGCCAAGTATAATAAGCACAATAGAACATTTGCACTATAGGGATTGGCAAGTAAATCTTAATAATACATTTAGTGCAGGAGAATTTTTTGTAACTGCACAATTAAATGTATATATTTGGGGTGAACTTGTTGCAACGCATAGCAAAACTCAAAGTGGAAGTGGCGGTGTAATGCGTGGTGCATCTGGTCCACCTTGGCTTTGGATAGATGAAGATTCCGGTATAGTAACTGTACTTAATCCTTAACAAATAGGAAAAAAACAATGGCACAATTTGGTGGTCCACTTTTTGGATTGACAGGGTGGCAAAGACGCCTGGGGGAAGCGCAACTTGAAAGGGAAAGAAAAGCAAAGAAAGAGAGGGAATTAGAACATCAAAGACAAATGGAATTAGTGAATCCCCCTCCACCGGAGCTTCCGAGCGAAGCGGCTATTGGAATGCAGCGGCTTGTTGAGTCATATAATCAAGCCTATGGTGCAGCTAGGCAAGCCAACGAAGCTCGTTATCAGCAAATGCTAAGGATTGCCAGAGGTGAAACAGCACGTCAAGCTGGAGTGCAACAACGAATGCTAGGCGCTGTTGGTCAAGAAACCGGACAACGGGCGGCTGACATTCGGGCGGCAGGTGCCAGTAGAGAAGCTGATATTATGCAGCAACTTGCTCGCCAAGGCATGGCTGGGACTACAGTAGCACCAACCATGCGAGCGGGAGTAGGCCGAGAGACAAGTGCGGAACTTAATCGCTTATCTGATTTAATGCTTCAAAGGAAATTGGGAGTTATGGGGCAAATGGCTGCGCCTCGGCGCGGGACTGAACTTGGAATTATGGAGCGCAGGACGGATGCTTATCCTAACCTAGGGGCTTTAACAAGTGCTTTCGGGGCTGTTGGCGAAGGCTATGGTGGTCCTGGAATGTCGGCGATGTTTAGTGCTCTCAGTAAAATACGACAATAAGGAGTATTATTGTGCCAATCGAAGTAAGACATGGGCCATCACCTGGCATGGAAGCTCTTGCTGGTTTAATGGGTGGCGTGGGGCGTGCTGCTATATCAGAAACAGAAGCTCGCCGTATAGGTGGACGCCAAATAGCAGCGCAAGAAGCGCAAGCAGCCAGGCAAAGAGAACAAATTGAGGCGCAGCAGGCAGCACAAGCTGCGCAGCTTGCAGCCCAACGTGCTGCGCAAATAAGACAAATTGAGGCACAAGCTGACCGCCAAAAGGAAGCTGCCGATACTGCTTATGCTCGCACTGCCCTTGCCGCTGGATTGCAAGAGAAGATTCAGGAGCAACAGTTTGATAATCAAATGGCGAAGATGCAAGAGGCTGCACGGCTTCAGGCTCAGCAATGGGATTATCAATACACTGCCAAACAACGACAAGAAATTGCAAGATTAAATGAAACCGATCAATTAGTAGAAACAAATCCAGAGTATGCTGATATTAGAGATCAATGGAGAATTATATCTCTTCAAAAACGAGCGGGGATTACCCCTAGAGCAATACCGGCTAATCCAAATAAACCAGTTTATCCAGAAGGCGTAGGGCCTGGGATATTAACAAAAGAACCTGATGGTTCAACAACTACAATAGATCAATATGGACAAAAGAAATTGATTCAACGATACGATCAAAGTCCTGAATATCTTGAAAAGAAACTTCAAATGGAACTAGAAGCAAGGAAGGTAGAGTTACAAAGGAAACATGAAGCAGAACGATTAAAGCAAGAAATTAAGTGGGCAGGAGAGAAGGTTCCTATTATGCAAGAAGCTGAAGAGGGTGGGTTCTTGGGCTGGGGGGCTCAAGAAGCTGGTCAAATTGGTGAACGGTATCGTACACCGGAGGAAGTTAAGACTTTATCGGAGTATTTCTTTGGTCCACGGCCGCCGACAAATGCAGAACTTGAAGAAGAATTACGAAGGCGAGTAGAAGCGCGAAAACAAGCTGGAAATTCCATAGAAATACAAAAGCAAGTGGAAGATTCTAATTGGGCAGAACGTTATGAAGCAGGCGGCATAAAAGTCACAGAAGCCGACAGGCGATTGCCATCTAAAGCCGGGAAAGCACAGGCATACATTCGTCATATGATTCCTGGGAAATATAGAAGCACTGAAGAAATGCCCCCGGAAGTGCATCAGGCTTTTATGGAAGCTAGTCGAATTTTGCAAAATTATTATCAAGCTGTAGCGGAACAGGAAAGATGATGTTTGATTCAGATCCACAGATACTTGAATTTCTTAGGGAATTTACGCCGCCCCCTAAGTTACCGGAAGTTGACAAAGATGTTCAAGCGACAGTTCAGAAGGTGATGGAGCAATATCAGAAGCGGCTGGAAAGAAAAACTGCCGAAGAGGCTGGGGAAGCAGCGAAACAAGAAGCTGCGCGCCGGGAACTTGAGGGATCTATTCTTCCTAGCTGGAGGGCATATGGCGTTGCGGCTGGTGCTCCTATTGTTTCATCTATAGCTCGTTTAATTGGTAAGGGTGAATATGCCGATGAAGCAATTCGTGCCGCGGCGCGAATTGAACAAGCTGCACGCGAAAGAGAAAAGGGGGGTATTGTACCAGATATTCTCCAGAGTGGGGCTCGTGGCGCAGGAGCATCCCTAACGACAATGATCCCGGCCGCCACCATAGCTGGACCGTATGGTGCAATAGCTGTTGCCACTAGTCAAGAAATTAATAAATCAATTACCGGAGGGAAAGATGCTGGTCTGAGGGGACGTGAGCTTGCTGAATATGCAATTACCCAGGGAGTATGGGAAGGTTTACCGGCTGCGGTGATGCAACGACTTGGGCTGGGTGGTGTCGAAAGTATGGTCAGCAAGAAAGCTGTTCATGCAGGATTGAAAGAGGGATTGAAAAGACTTGGAATATCGGCAGCACATGAATTGCCGGAGGAACTTACTACTTTCCTTGGGCAAAGTCTTACTGATTGGCTTTATAATGTTGAGTCACCTACTGCTGAAAGTCTAAAACAAGGTGCTGCGGAAACGACAGTTCAAACGCTCATTACTGTGGGATTCGGTGGGGTCCCCGGTATTGCTCGTTCAATTGAAGCTGGAAAGATCATAAAAACTACACAGGAAATTCAAAATTACGCAAAAGAAGGCAAGATTCCATCTCGTAAGACTTTTAGGCGGAAATGGGGCCTTGCCCCTGAAATTGGGGGATCTCGTGCTCAGCGCCGGGCATTTATTCGGGAAGTAGCCAAGCAAGGGGAAGCCCCTCCGGGGGGGGTGGAGCCGGAGGCGGCCGTGCCGCCTGTGGTCCCAGAAGGCCCAGAAGGCACGATTCCGGCTCCTGTCGTTGCTGCTGAGCCGCCTGGAGCTGTCGAAGGCATAGAAACTGCCCCGAAGCCGGAAGCCGTTACGGAGGCCCCCAGGGCTGCTGAAATGCCGCCAGAAATGCAGAAACTTGCCGAAGATGCTGGTGCCCCTCCAATTGACCCTGTAAATCCACCCGTAGAAGATCAAACAACTGCCCTCAATAAAGAGGGGGGCGCGAAAATTCGTGAATTTGTAAATCTTCCAGCGTTAAGTGACGAGGCTATTCAGACATGGGATTCTGTAATGGAGAGAGTTGCCGTAGAGAAAGCTGACGAAAAAGCTTTAGATACGGCTACGGAAGTTATGCGTATGCGCCGACAGGTTACAACTTATGAATATGGAGCAATGGCGCTAAAGGTTCATAAGCTATTAAATGATTTGGAATCTCAACAAACAAAACAAGCTAAAGCTGCCGAAGCTGGAAATAAATTCGGGCATAAAAAAGCTTCCATACAAATTGAAACCATTACTGGACAACTTGATCTCCTGACTGAAGCAGCCAGGCATTCCAGGCGCGAAGTTGCCAGGGCTCTTTCGATTGGCCAAATGCGATTAAGTCGTGAAAGTTTTGATACTGCCGATATTATTAAGCGAATGCAAGGTGTACGGGGGCCCGGAAAAAGACTTGCCAAGAAGCAATTGGCTGAAGCCGCAAGGCGTAGTAAGCGATATGCTGATTTAGAGAAACAAGTTGCTGAGTTGCAGGAAGCAGACCGAATAAAAGATGAACAATTAGAAGCAGCCCTTGCTGGAAAAGTTCTAAAAGCGTATAAACCACGAAGAAAAATTGGCAAGGGCATTCGCGAGAGGGCAGTTGCCGAGCGAGAGGACATCAAAAAGCGCATTAGGCAAATGGGCCTACGTGTTAATGATATTACTGGTGTTACAGCAGAAGGAACTTATTTGATTGGTAGATTGGGAATTACATACATTAAAGAAGGCGCCGGTACTCTCATTGAGGTAGCGGAGCGACTTCGGGCTGATTTGCCTGATTTAAATCTTACTCAATCGGATGTAAATCAGGCGCTCATTGCGCGCAGCCCGAAGGAAGTGGCTCGTGCCAAGAGGAAGAATAATAAACAAGTTAGGCAGCTAGTGTCAATGGCAAGAATGCATGTTGAATTAGAAGGCTTAGCGAGAGGCGTTGATTTGGCGGTAAAGAGAAAAAAGGCGGAGGTTCCGGCAGAAGTTAAGGCACTCAAGAAAAAGCTCACTGAAGCGAGGCTAAGATTCTATGCATCAGATATTGAAGCTGCCAGGAAAGAGAGAGCCATAGAAACTGTTAATCGCCTACAGGATCAACTTAATAATGGTTTAACGCGAATTAAAGAAGTGCCAAAAGAAATACCGCCTGAACTTGCAAATCTTCAGGATCAAGCTAGGCAACTTAGAATAGAGATAGGAGTTGATGCTGCATTAGCAAAGGCCCGGGAGACAAGGCAGCAAATCAAGGAAGGTACATATATCCCTCCACCTAAGAAAATTAAGAAACCCGTCAATAAGGAACTTGAACGTAAGCAGATTGAATTAGCTAAAGAACGCCGTGAAATTCGCCATATGATTGCCGATGCCGCCCCCTGGGGCGTTGTGAAAGTAGGGAAAGAAATTGCCTTTACACTAAAGGCCCTCAAGGCTACGAGTGATTTCTCTTTTGTTATGCGGCAGAATATGTGGCAAGTATTCAGCCATCCTATCCTAGCGAAGAGAGCATTTGTGCCAGCCATGAAGGCATTCTTTTCCGAATACAGCGCCGATCAAATCAACAATGCCATTCGGAATTCCGAGAATGGATTTTTATATGAACAAGTTGGACTTGCTGTCCTGGATGGCGAGTCACAAGATCAGGCACAGCGGTCGGAAGTATTTAGAGCAAGAGTAATTGAGCGGATTCCTGGAATAGGCCACATAATCCGGGCCTCTGGCCGCCATGCTGCGGCCTTTAGTAATTTAATGCGAACTAGTGCATTCGATCAATTTGTAGATAATCATCCAGAAGCTACGCAAGAACAAATGCGAGCATTTGCTGATTATCTTAATGTCTCAACTGGACTCGGTAATCTTGGGAGGGCTGGTGCAATAGGAGATGCCTTGCAACTTGCTTTCTTCTCTCCGAAATTCGCTGTGAGTCGAATACAAACTCCCTGGGCGTTAGTGAAATACCGAAAGATGCCCGGCGTCCGAAGTGCGATTGCTAAAGACATGGTAAAAGTTGTTTCGACTGGTATGATGGTATTATTGCTTGCTGATTTAGCTGGTTTTTTTGATGTAGAATGGTTAGATCCTGAAGATCCAGATTGGGGTAAGATTCGGATTGGCAATCATAGAATTGATATTTGGGCTGGTTTTCAACAACCGGCAAGATTGATTGCCCGTATTGCAACTTCCCCTGCCGGGTTCAAGGAAGATGTAGAAGGTTTTTTTGGCGGTAGACCGACAGATCCATTGGAAGTTGCAGGGCGCTTTGCTGCATTTAAATTTGCGCCTATCATTTCGGTGCCAAGAGAATTATGGACACGCAGAACGGCAGTTGGCGAAAAGGTGACTCGATTGGAGACATTGGCCAAGCTCCCGATTCCAATGATAGCCGAAGATATATGGGATGCTTGGAGGGAATCTGGTATTCCAGCCGGGGCAGCCATAGCTCCCTGGGTGTTGTTAGGCGGGGGGGCAGCAACCTATGAAGATAGTGAATCTGCCACTCGCCGAAGAATTAAAAGACTTCAAAAGAGGGGAAAATTCAGTGAAGCCGAGAAACTTTTCTGGAAATGGAACCAAGAAAATGCTAAGGATCAAATTTCCAGGAAATGGTTCTTGAGCACTAAGAAGTAGGAGAAAAATAATCATAAAGGGGCTTGTCATATCGACTGTGGCATGGTAAGATAAAGAAAATGAATTATTTTCTTGAACCTCTGGAGGATGCAATGGGAATTTTGCAAGACATTAGGAATGAACGAATTGCGGCTGGTAAGCTTGTAGTTGGCAAGGGATTGCTCCGAAGCAAGACATTTTGGGTGAATACTCTTGGCGGCCTGGCGACTGTCTTGAGTGCGGCTGGTGGCATTTCCTTTTTGCCATCTTCTTTCGCCCCTTGGATTGCCGGTGGATTGGCTGTTGTGAATGTAATTCTGCGAGTTATTTCCAATAAGCCAATTGTTAGTGTAAAGTAAAGAATAAAGCGTTGCAGCTAATTATTTTTCCAGTTTCAACAAGGAGAATATGTAATGAAAAAGTCGCTAGGTATTATTTTTGCTTTCTTTTTTCTTATGGGCTGCGAAAAGGAAGCTCCGCCAGAATTGCAACCTCCAGTAAAATCCCCTGGGATTGATATTGAAATTTCTCCGCCAGTTGGACCTGGGCTTGATATTGAAATTGTCCCGCGACCCGAAAAGCCGAAGCGCCCCCGATGGTCTGTTGTTGACCCAAGAAAGGCTAATTGTAGTGATTATTTGAGGTCGGCTTGCCGCGTTCGCGGTGGTGGTTCTGGCGGTTCCGGTGCTTGCTTTAAAATCGACAATGAATATGTCTATGTTCTCACATGTCGTCATGTTGTCGGGAGAACAAAAGAATTTATTGTTGAATTTTGGCTTGACGGAAAAATTACTGGAAAATACAGGGGAGAAATTTATAAAATTCTGAAGGTTGATTCTGCCGTTATTGTTATTCCAGTTAAAGCCTTCAAGGAAAATGAACTTCCGGTTGCAATTCCAATTTCCACTATTGGCCCCAATAAGGACCAATCTTTTATGACGGTTGGCTGTCCTGGATTAAGTTGGCAAACTCTAGTCGAAGGGCATATCATTAAGATGAATCAAAATAGCGGACAGAGTTTTCAGTTTATTCCGCCCCCCAAGGGTGGACGATCTGGGTCTGCAATTTTCCAAGATGGGAAAATTGTTGGTGTTCTTTGGGGCGCAACAAAAACTGAAGGTTATGGTGTCAATAGTAAAGATTTGAATGTTCTTACGCAACCAAGTAATTTTTATTTCACGGCAAGTTGGTGTCAATACTGTCAAGAAATGAGTTCTGTAATTGAATCCCTGAAGGCAGAAGGTGTTGATATTCAAACTGTTGATTATGACCTTAATACTGCTTTTGCTGAATTATATGAAATTAATAGCTTGCCTGCATATGTCAATGCGCAGGGCGAAACAACCTCTGGTGTGAAAACTGCCGAGGAACTTCGGGAGTTTTATCGGTAATGTATATTCCGGCTTATGGCACACTTCTGGGAGTTTCAATGTTTCTGGTGGCTGATGCGCCAGTGGATCTCCCCACTATCACTCCCCAGATGCTCCAGGGCGGCGCTCTGGCGATCCTCGGCGGGACAGTTTTCTATTTACTCACCAAGACCTTCCCTGCTTTCCTGAGAGCCCTGAAGGATCAGAGAGATGCCTTTTTGGCGCATCTCAATGAACGAGATCGCCGCGCAGATTAACAGCCATTTTTACTGCGCCTTCTTTCCATTGAGCCGTCCACTGGGGCGGCTTTTTCTTGAATATCCGGTTTTTCGATTGACAATGAATTTGAATCATTGTAAGATGGGTATGTTCGCTATTTGCTCGCGGTGATTGACTTGAACGAAAGTCGCTCCAGTAGGCATCCGGTGGAGCCAGCCGGGACGGAGAGTTGGTAGCTACGAGTCCAACTCACCGCGAGATTTTTGAATATAATATACAACAAAAGGTAAAAAGTGATGTCGTGAGTGAAAAAAGTTTCGGAGAACGCCTCAGTGACGGCTGGCGATTGCTAAGTGATGATTTCGGTGAACAAGATAACGATAAATTCGTTACATTTGAAGATGATTTACATGACTATCTAGACGAAGAAAAAGATTCCACAAAAGAGGAACTGTAAATGGCTTATGATTTAGCTTCATTATCCAATGAAAAACGAGTACGAGCGCCACGAATTATTTTGCTCGGGGAACAGAAGATAGGCAAGAGTACATTTGCTGCCGGTGCAGATTCCCCGGCTTTCTTGCCAATAATGGGCGAAGAGGGAATTGATGATCTTAATCCACAGCCATTTGCACCCCCGGAACCTTGTGATTCATTAGCTGATGTTATGGGGTGGCTTTATGCTTTCGGCCAAGATAAGCATCCCTATCAGACTGTAGTAATTGATTCCGTAAGTACACTAGAACCGATCATCCATGCGGAAATATGCCAAGAAGCTAATGTGAAGAGCATTAACGAAGGTCCATTAGGCTTCGGTACTGGCCTTGACAAGGCGGGAGTCATATGGCGACAAATTACAGAGGTTCTCGATGCGCTGCGAACTCATAAAAATATGACTTCTATTTTAGTTGGCCACGTAGCAGTAAGACGCTTCGATGATCCAAATGGTGAATCTTACGATCAGTATCAATGGGACATTCACCACAAGGCCGCCAATCTCCTTTATCGCTGGGCTGATTGCATTCTCTTCTGTAATACAAAAGTTATTGTGACCCATGAGAAACTTGGATTTCACAAAGATAACGTAAGGAAAGTTGGAAGAGATATAGCCCCTGGCTCTCGTTTCTTATATACTCAGAAACGCCCATCACACCCTGGCGGAGGAAGGGGCGTGTATGGACATTTGCCTTATGAATTGCCCTTGAGTTGGGGTAATTTCCGCGATGCTGTTGCAAAAGCAATGAAAGGACAATAAGATGGAAGTACCTACGTTTTGTGTTGAACTTACAGAAGGGGCCAAGGAAAAAACACTAGCCGACATTCCAGAATGGACTTTAGCTGAATGTATTTACTCGCATAATGCATATTCGGTTATGCGATTTAGAATTGGAGATTATGCATATAGCGCTGATGTAAAAGGAGAAAAACCAATTAAGCAATCTTTGTCGTTGACAAAGGAATACACCATAAAAAAAATAATTGGTCAAATCATTGTAAGTGAGCAGAAAGGACAATAAGATGAAAGTACCTACGTTTTGTGTTGAACTTCCAGAAAAGGCTAAGGAAAAAACACTAGCTGACATTCCAGAGTGGACTTTAGCTGAATGTGATTATTCGTATAATATGCATTCAATTTTGCGATTTAGAATCGGAGATTATGCATACAGCGCCGATGCGAAAAAAGAAAAACCAATGAGGCAAAATTTAGCAAAGGTATACACCGTAAAAAAAGTAATTGGCCAAATTGTCGTGAATGATTTAATAACCGCATCACTCTAATGAAAGGTTTTGACATGAGTAATGATCTTTCGGCTTTTTTTGGTGGCGCTGCATTTGTACCCGCTCAGCATGAAGCCGCAACTGACATTGATGTTTATCCACCTGGTAAATATCCGGTATTAATTAAGAAAGCGGAGGTAAGGGAAACCAAGAAGGGGAATGGCCATTTCATTGCACTTGAACTTCAAATCCTGGATGGTCCTCATAAGGGCCGAATACTTTTTGATAATATCAACATTGATAATCCGAGTGAACAATGCGTAGAAATTGGTATGCGTACTTTTTCTGCGCTGGGGCGAGCCATTGGCCTTCAGGCTATTACCAACACAGATCAACTCCTCAATCAAATAGTTGTTGCACATGTTAAAGTCAAAGACAATCAAAATAATGTGCGAACATATTCTGGATCGACCGCGCCTCCAGTCGCCCCCACTACAGTTCCCTCGCCTCCCACATCTCCAGTTGCTTCACCAGCAATCAATCCAGAGCCTACCCCCTTGCCGCTGTGGCAAGGGGAACAGCGACCAGTACCTTCACAAAAACCCCCCTGGGAACGATAAAAGGCTAACATTAGGTTGTCGTGATGAAGCCCGATCATATCAATGCCTGCTTTGAATTAGTTGCGGGAATCTTAATTATTTTCAATGTAATAAAGATCTACCGCGACAAGAAAACACGCGGCGTATCTATTGTACCGCTGGCCTTCATGGTCCTGTGGGGACTTTGGAATTGCTATTTCTATCCCTACATAGGGGTAATGTGGTCTTTTTGGTGTGGTATTATTTGCACCATAGTCAATGGCATTTGGATTTCGCAGATGCTTTACTACAGAAAACAGGAGTCTAAATAATGACAATTAACACAGATAATTCCTCCCCCCCGCCGCCACCTCCACCCCCGCAGCCTAAATTAACGCCAGCCCAAGAGGAAGCAGCAAAACTTTATGTTCTTTCGGTAAACCTTCGTGCTGCAAAAGATGCAGAAAATGCCGCCAAGGCTAACCGCATTGCAATCGAAGAAATGATTGCAGCCCTTGTCCCCGGTCCAGATGTTGGCCAAGTAACTGCCAAAGTCAAAGATGGATCGAAACTTGTTGTTACGCGAGGTTTCAATTACAAGGCTGACTTAGACGGAATCAGGCAAGCTATGGCAGGTAATACATTGCCATGTCCTATCAAATCAAAAACCACCCATCAACTTGATGTTGCTGGTTACGAATGGTACAAGAAAAACCACCCTGATGTTTTCTCGTTACTTACTCAACATGTTACTGTCACGCCTAAGAAGGTAAGTATTGCCTTAAAATCCGCAGGCGGAAATTGATACTTTCAATGATATAAGGGGAAATCATAGTGATAGACAAGGAATCTTACTTTGAAACAATCGAACTATTGAATCGCGGTAAACGTGCCGAAGCAATTTTAATGGAACGTGATCGCCAAGATGAACTTTGGGGCAAGCAGAATCATTCACTCTCGGAATGGATGGTGATTCTCGTGGAGGAAGTTGGCGAATTAGCTGATGCTATAAGTGCTAATATTTTTTGTACAGATGTATCTAAAAAAAATTGGCGCGAAGAAGCTGTCCAAGTTGCGGCTGTAGCTTTGGCGATGCTTGAACAATATCAAGAGGAAGAATAATAAGAGGATAGATGGTTGACTGATATTGCACAATATCTCCCGAAGCAATCTAAGACCGTGGCAGCTATCTTAGCTTGCTATAAGAAAGCTGGCGATGATAGCCACATGAGTAAAACTCTTCCCATATCGCTAATTGGCCATCCATGTGAACGGTATCTGTGGTATATTTTTCGGCAATGCTGCAAACCAAAATTTAGCGGCCGGATGTATCGGCTCTTCGCAACTGGACAGCTTGAGGAAACTCGCTTCGTCAAAGACCTCCAGGACATCGGTTGTGTAGTTGAAGTTTTTGACGAAAAAACAAATAAGCAATTCAAAGTAACGACTTTTGGCGGGCACTTGAAGGGCTACCTGGACGGCTGTGCTCTCGGTATTCCTGAAGCTCCGAAAACTTGGCATGTACTTGAATTCAAGACGCATAATGCCAAATCTTTTCGGGATCTTATCAAGAAGGGAGTCATGCACGCACAGCGAAAGCATTATGCCCAAATGCAAATTTATATGCATTTAACTGGCATGAAGCGAGCACTGTATTTGGCTAAAAATAAAGACACTGATGATCTTTATTCGGAACGTATTCGATATGATGAATACGAGAATGAATTGCTTATGGAAAAAGCAAAACGAATCATTTTAGCGTCAACACCACCTGATCGAATCTCTAATCGGCCTGATTACTATCAATGTAGCTGGTGTGATGCAAAGCAAATCTGTTGGGGTTCAGACGACAATAGCCCTGCATTGTCAGTTCCATCCCTTTCTTGTCGGCATTGTTGTCATGCAACGCCGGAAATAACAGAAAACAGCGAAGGGCGCTGGGTGTGTGCGAAAGATGAAGGTTATGTTTCTGATGGGCAATCTTGTAAGTGTAAATCTCACCTCATTCTCCCAGGGCTCATTTCTTTCGCGGAACCAATTGATTATGGGCAGGATGGTAACGGCAAAGACTTCATTGAATTCACAAATAAGGATAAAACGACATGGAAAACTGGGCCCGCATACGGCTGCTACAGCAGCATAGAGCTAACCGAAATTCCAGTTTCATTATTGGCGAACGGGATGATACAAGGCGCCAAAAAAATCTTTGGGAGCACTGTAACAGAATGCGAACAGGATATTTTAAATCGCTACCCAGAGGAAGATTCGAGGACCATTTGGAAGGGGCCAACTGAAGCTTTAGGTAGAGCATGGACACTAACATATGATGAGGATCTAACGAAGCTAAAGCCTATTGCTCGATTTAATAATCCATTCGCAAAACCAGGATACGACTCAGCCGAATTAGAGGGTGGACGTGTTGTAATTGTTTGGGATAATGGCACGGCAGAAATCAGAGAGGGAGTGGAATGATGAATTTAACCTACCGACAACGATGGGTCAGGGGATGGTTAGAAATTGGTTCTGGATTAGTGCAAATTGTTTCCCTGGGAAAATGGTCGCCAGCGTGGGTGGCGAATTGGACCATGAAATGTTTCTTGCGGAATTTTACTTCGTAATACAATGTTAGTGCTGAGGCCCTATCAAACCGAAGCCCTTGAGGCTCTTCATTCGCATATTTGCGAAAAAAATACAAATCCATGTGTAGTAATTCCAACTGGCGGTGGCAAATCAGCATTGATTGCATGGGCCATTAAGGAATGGAAAGAACATGCACCGCACTTCCGTTGTATTATTTTAGCGCACCGGAAGGAATTAATTGAACAAAATATGGCAGAACTTCAGGCTTTGTATTCTGACTCTGATGTGGGTATTTTCTCTGCCGCCTTGCAACGACGCGATTACGATGCGAGTATTCTCTATGCCTCTATTGATTCTGTATTCAAACGCGCCGGTGAATTTACGCCCTGGGATGTAATTATGGTTGATGAAGCCCATCGTATTCCATTTAGCGGCGAAGGAAAATATCGGACATTCATCAATGAAAGCCAAAAATACAATCCAAGAGTGAAGGTAATCGGCTGGACTGCTACGCCTTTCCGTATGGCCGGTGGACGAATTTGCCATAAAGATCATATTCTTAATGAAGTTTGCTACGAAGCTAAAGTTACTGATCTCATAAAGGATGGTTACCTATGCCCGCTACGTTCAAAAGTTGGTGTAACGCAGCCGGACTTGAAGAGTGTCAAACGCAATTCCGGGGGCGATTACATACTGAAGGGGCTTGCGGAAATTACGAACCGCGAGAAGATCGTTTCCAGCGCAATTGCGGAAGCTGTACGCATAATCCAAGCGGAGAATCGAATTTCCGCTATCTTCTTTTGTGTAGACATCGAACATTGCAAGAAGGTATCCCTTGAACTTCGTAAGCATGGGATTTATGCTCCATTTGTCACAGGCAAAACAAAACAACAAAATCGTGATCGAATAGCCAAAGATTTTAAGGCAGGTAAACTTCGGGCCATTTGTAATGTCAATGTCTATACGGAGGGATTTAATGCTCAGTGCATTGATTGTATTGTGCTCTTGCGGCCCACTTTGTCGCCAGGTCTCTATTCGCAAATGGTGGGTCGCGGCTTGCGTTGTCACCCATCAGTTACAGATTGCTTGGTATTGGACTTCGCAAATTGCATTGAGGAACATGGCCCCATTGATCTCCTTAGTGGAGCACCTACGATCATGGCAACATGCCAAGTATGCCGCGAATCTTTCTCAAGAGCAATTAGATGCTGTCCTGCTTGCGGCTGGGAGATACCCAAACAGGAAATTGAGCGGCTTGAATTAGTTGAAAAGGAAAAACGACTTCACGGCACTAAGGTCTCCAAGAAATCTGTCTTATCAAGCGAACCAGAAACTTACAAAGTAGATGCTGTTCATGTTAATCGGCACCGGAAAGAGGGAAGTCCAGATTCAATTCGGATACAATATCGCTGCGGATTATCCATGTTCAGGGAATGGATTTGCCTCGATCATTCGGGATATGCCGGGCAACATGCGCAAACTTGGTGGAGACAACGATTTGAAGTAAAAAAAAGAGGCAAAAAGCAAACTGTTGATGATGCACTAGAGAATTTATTTCTAACACAAGAACTCCTTGAATGGACTAAGACGATTACTGTAAAGCGAAAAGGGAAATACTTCGAGATTATTAAATATAATCAACCCTTGGGAATATAGGAGCATCACAATGAGAATTGCAACGACTAAAATTTACCATAAATGCACCAAAGTATCTCTTTTCTCAGGTGATATTGCATTTTACCCGAAAGTAAAAGTAAATGCAGCAAATAGGATGTACATTGATTGGTTGAATGATTTGAACATTCCAGATAATGCCCAAGGTATATCCTTGGAATTACATAGTACACCAATACGAGATTCTGTGCCTGTATCGGTAACGCGAATATCTTATTATGATGATGAAGAATTCGTTTTGACAAGAAAAAATATGGGAGATTCATGTATTTTTAGCAATGAATTTCAGAAAAAAGATATAAAGAGAATTAGGCATTTTATAAATCCCAATGAAAAAAAGGAAATGTACTTGTTGGTATATTATTATAAATAGAAATGATTCAATTCCACATAATGGACGAAATTCTTAAACATCACGACAAAATGACAAATGCGGCTGACATAGGATGGTGCATAGATTTAGCAGTACATGCATCGGAAAAACATAATGATTTGAAATTTTGTGATGTTGTATTAGTAACTGGAGAAGAATCGCAAAGGAGAAGTGAGCAATTGCTTTTTTGGATGCCCTACAGGAGAATTAAGGGGTGGCTTAAACACCTTGGATATTTAATGGAACATTTATCGAAAGTAATATGACCCAACTCCTTAAATATGCCTTGAAATACATCGAACTTAGTTGGAAGATTTTTCCAATAGTTCCACGCCAAAAAGTGCCCTTAACGGCACATGGCGTCAAGGATGCTTCCTCAGATACTAATCAAATTCGATTATGGTGGGAGAAATGGCCAAATGCCAATATTGCAGTTGCATGTGGCCAAATAAGTAGCATATACGTCATTGATGTAGATGTAACTGAAGCAGGCGATATAAATGGTTACGAATCATTAGAAGAATTTCCACCACTTCCTGAGACAATTGTACAGGCAACTCCACGGGGTGGCTTCCATGCCTTCTACCGGACAGACAATCCCCCAGCCAACCGAAATAGTTTCCGACCGGGAATTGATATTCGCGGCGATGGATATTATGTAGTAATCGCCCCTTCCGTCCACCCCAATGGGGGGCAATACTTCTGGAAAGAAGATCATTCCCCTTGGGAAATCGAGCCAGTTGAGTTCCCGGAATTCATGCGGCCAACCACCAGGGCGCCGTGGGCAAAGCCAATATCCTTGCGGGCACCTGCTGCGGCTCCTGTGGCGCCCGCTGCGGCCGATGTTCTCCAGAGAGCAAGTTTATACTTAGCTGAATGCGAACCGGCCGTACAGGGCTGTGGCGGCCACGATAAGCTCCTCTGGGCGGCCGTGGCAATGGTTCATGGATTTTTGCTAACAGATGACCAGGCATTTGACATTCTTGCGAGGGAGTATAACCCCCGCTGCGTACCGCCTTGGGACATTAGCATGACCAAAGATGGTCGGGACTTCAGGCGAAAAGTTACAGAAGCCCGAAAACTTATGCCTGATAAGCCACGCGGTTGGTTACTGAATGATTCTACTTATATGCCAACGCCATTGATTCCGATTGACGTTAAGCAATTGATAGCTGAAAAACAATCAACATTTAAAGAAATTTCAATTACATCTAATTCAACAGAAGCGCATGAAATTGAATTTCTAACTCACCCCACTGGATTGCTTGGGGATATTTGTAAATGGATCAATACAACAGCCATCAGGAAACAGCCACTTCTTACTTTGGCTTGCGCATTGACATTCTGTGGTGTTTTATTTGGCCGTAAAGTCCGCGATTCCCTGGGAAGCCGCACAAACCTTTATTGCATGGGAATAGCGAAATCCTCAGCAGGGAAAGCTCATGCCCCCAGTCAAATTCGCAGACTTTGTGAAGCAGCCGGTTGCCGGGACCTTCTGGGCGGTGATGATGCCGCTTCAGATGCAGCCATTGAAGAGCGCATCCAAAAGAACCCCGCCTGTCTCTTTCTCTGGGATGAAATCGGACATTTTCTATCACATATTCGATCAGGTATTAGCCAACACCATACACGAATTATTCCATTGTTAATGAAACTTTATTCCGCTGCCGGAAGTGTATATAAGGGAAAAGAGTATTCTGATTCGGATTTGCAACGAACTATTATTCAACCTTGTTGTTGTATTTATGGCACATCTTCGCCAGAACGATTCAGTTCTGGTATTTCTCCAGAAGAACTTCAAGATGGATGGCTCAGTCGATGTTTAGTATTCCGAACAGATACTAAACCCGAAAAAGACAGAAGCAATTGCGATGCACTTATCCCACAAGACATAATAGATCAAGTCAGTAAATGGCATAATCGTCAAATTGGTGAGATAGATAACAAGAATATCGAAGCCTTCATAGCTTATCATGGAGATATTGGAATATCTTACCAGCAACCACCACAACAAATAGTTGTCCCGGGAACATCCGAAGCTGAAGATATTTTTATTTCTTTCGATAATGAATGTACTGAATTTGGAAAAACTATTCCAATTTTAGATTGCTTATGGTCAAAAGGAGAAGAAAATGCAAGGCGCATAGCTTTAATTGTGGCTGCAAGTGAAAATTTTAATACTCCATGCATTACTGGTTCTATCGCTGATTATGCCTGTCGACTTATACGATATTTGTTAGTAAATTTCGGAAGAGATACAGTACCGACAATTGTCACTTGTCAAATAGATGCACAGAAACAAAAACTCCTGAAAATAATTAACCAAGAAGGCGTTAATGGATGTCCTAATCGTATCCTGACTCAACGAGCACGATGGTCGAATAAAAAGCAACGCTCAGCTTTACTTGCTGACCTTATCGAGGCAGAGGAAGTCATAATGCAGATAAAAGACGGCAAAAAAGCCCCTTCTTTTTGGACTGTTGAAAATTATCGAAAATATTTAGCACAACAAACAGAAGAAAAGTTAAATGACTCCTGAATTAGTCATTATTATTCTCCCGTTGCCTCCGAAGATATTGCAGCCAAATTGTACAATTGCTACAATTAACAGTCGATTTATGAAAGCGGCAGCAACCAAGAGATACAGGCGCATGGCAAGAGAAGCTGTGGAAGCAGAGCAAATTGAGACAATGCCGTGGGGGAAGGCATCAGTCCAAGTTGTATTTTATTTTAAAACTAATCATCGGCGAGACCAAGATAATGCTATGGGAAGTCTCAAATCAGCTTATGATGGTATTGTAGATGCTGGTCTCGTGGAGGACGATGATTATGAACATATGAAACGAATATCACCTATATTTAAAATTGATCGTAATCATCCAAGGGTAGAGTTTATCATTGAAAGACTTAAATGATTCCGATTGAAAAAGAAATACAAATTCGCCTCATGCTAAAGAAGGGATTATCTACCAGAATGATTGCACGAGAAATCGGGGTAGCACGGCAAACTGTTGAAACAATTAAATCCCTACCGAGGCTCAGAAGGCGCAGGAAACCATGTACTATACTCCCCAAGAATAGGCCACGTAAATGTTCAACGTGCGGAGGAATGGTGAAAATTTGGCCATGTCTTTTATGCCACCCGGAAATTGGTGATTACGATGAAAAATGAACCCCAAGGAGAATGCGATGAAACGCAAACCAGTTAATCAACTTATCAAAGAAGCAATGCCAGTGAAGCCAACAAAAAATTGGGTAGATAAATTATCTGTTACAGATCGAGTCTATTTGCAGCATGTTGTAGAGGAAATAATTGCAAATCCAGAAGTTGCTTTGAGCGCTGTAGCTAAGGCCCTCATTGCTGAACTCAAAATTGCTCGTGGTGTTACCACTGTAACTCATACCCTTAGAGAGATGATTCGTAATGCCCAGCAAAAAGCGTAACGCAAAGAAACTTGTTAATGATGCTCAAATTGCATCTACTGATTTAGCTTTAGCTAAAGCCACTACTGAAGCTGCGCGATGGAAGCGCAAGTGGAAAGATGCAGTGGCAACGGCTGCGTCCCTGGAGGAACAGATGGAACTCCTGATTGGAATTCAAGGAACTCCAGCTATCCAGAAATTTGAGCAACTCAAAAAAGGGGGATCTCGTGGCGTTGCCGTTGTCGTACCGGCTACTGATTGGCATGTCGAAGAGCGAGTGTCAAGGGAAGCTACCAATGGCAAAAATGAATTTAATCTCTCCATAGCGGAGGCCAGAATTAAGAGATTCTACCAAAAGATCCTGGAGCTGATTGATTGGCAACGTAACCTGGCACCAGTTAAGGAACTCTGGCATCCGCTTTTGGGTGATTTAATGTCTGGATATATCCACGAAGAACTCATGGAATCCAATTCATTAAGTCCAACTGAAGCGTGTTTATTCCTACAGGAAATGATTTGCTCCGGCATTGATCTCTTACGACGCGAAGTGAAATTGCCAATTATCATCCCAACATGCGTTGGCAATCATGGTCGAACAACTCCACGAAAGCGAATTAAAACCAGCCATAAGAACAGTTACGAATGGCTACTATATATGACCTTAGCGAAATACTACCACGCCAATAAGGCATCTCCCTGGTGGATAGTCGGAAAAGGCTATCATAATACCCAAGAAATTATGGGACGGAAGGTTCGTTTTCATCATGGCGATGGACTTCGCTATCAGGGCGGAATTGGTGGTATTTCAATTCCAGTTAATAAAGCCGTGGCCCAATGGGATAAAGTACAAGTTGTTGATTTTGACATCTTTGGTCACTGGCATACGTTTCTTTCGCACTATCCAAAATGGGTATCGTGTGGCTCCCTTATGGGATATTCAGAATTTTCTGTGGAGATTAAGGCAGAATTCCAACATCCCACGCAGACCTTCATAGTAATTGATCGTGATTATGGCATGACCTTGGCAACTCCAATTTTCCTTGAGAAAGCAGGTAAGTAATGAATTCTTCTACTAATGAATCTGGTAAAATTAGAACTTTTGAGACTGGTGCTACACGTGATACTGAAGATGGTAAGTTTGATTACGAAGGCTTCTTGAGTTCACTGACACTTCGCAGGTATGCTGAATATATGCACAAACATCGGAAGCAATCCGATGGCAAGATGCGAGCTAGTGACAATTGGCAGAAAGGTATTCCACTAACTGCCTATATGAAATCGCTATGGAGACATCTGGTTGATCTCTGGACTGCCCATCGTGGAGATCATTGGCATAGCGGCGATAGGGAGGAAGCTCTTTGTGCCATCATCTTTAATGCTTCTGGATATTTGCATGAATTGCTGAAAGCAAAACCACAAAAAGGATTAACTAATGATTCCCACTAGAATTTTTCTTGATCTCGATGATGTATTGAATCAATTCACAATGTATGCCTTGGCGCATGTTGGATGCAATATTGATCCAACGTCTTTCGATAATTTCAAGCCGGAATGGGGCTTTGATATTATCAAGGCAGCTAATGCATTGCACCCAATAGGCCCACAATTTACATTAACTTCATTCTGGAGTTGTTTTGGGCGTAATGATTGGGCAAACTTACCAAAATCGGCTGAGTTTGACTTACTATTGGATAGTTGCGAGCGGTTAGTTGGCCGAGACAATATCTGTATTCTTACTGCTCCAATTCTTGATCCTGATTGCGCAGCAGGTAAAATAGAATGGATTTACAAACATTGCCCGAAATGGTTGCATCGGCAATATCTCATTGGCCCCTGTAAGTATATGTGTGCTCGATCAGATGCTTTATTGATCGACGATTCCGGTGCAAATGTTGATACATTTCGGGAACATGGTGGCCAGGCAATTCTCGTACCTCGACCGTGGAATAAATCGCATGGAGTTAATGCCATAGAATATCTCAAGCGAGCTTTTACTTGTCTTTACTTCAAGAAAAGCTATCCTTTCTATCCCAGAGAAATTGATACCTTTCAATATCACCAAGATGATCTTGTTAGATTTATAGCCGAAGGTCACATACCATGAGTCTTACTCAAGCTCAAAAATGGCTGCGAACTATTAACTGGCTGCGTCGGGAGTGGCCTGCACGCTATCCAGTGAAAGTAAGATCAATGCCACTCAAGGGTCTTTCTGGAGATAGCTCCTTTCGGGCACGGCAATTCAGAATCCGAATTAACCGTAAAAAATCATATTCAGAACGAATTGATACAATCCTACACGAATGGGCCCATGTATTAACATGGTTTGGAGCAGGGCGAGCAGAGGACCACAGCGATGAATGGGGCTTGTGGTATGCGAAGCTTTGTCGTGCTTGGGATAAGTGGAATTATGAGGAGACAAAATGAGCAATAACATCACGAATAACCCTGAACTTTCAACTGCACTATGGCTTTACACTGGGCAGCGGCCTACGGCGCATTGCATTAAATGTAAAAAATCATTCAAGGCAGTACGTCGATGCGCGGAAGATTTTATCCACTGCGTAAAATGCCGGAAGGCAACAGCATGAAAGACCCCTGGATATGCCCAATATGCAACGGAGAAATGATTAAAGGCAGGGAGCACAGTCAATATTTAACCTGCCCACGAGGGCACGGCAGACTTCACCAGGCCCCGCGCATTGAAGATTTCCCGCTGGCCTCGCGCGCAATTTGCCGTAATACACTATCTGGCATTGGTAATGGAGTTTTCCCGCATACTAAGCTTTTCTGGATTAGTGGATGGCCGGGATTTTGGAGATATATCCCATACGCACACAAAACGGCCTTGGATAAGCGCCCGGGGCCGGATGTGGTAATTGCTGGTGTTCGTACTAAAAGGGAAGGGATTCAAGCCAGGGCCTTCAGGCGGGCGGGGAGGGGGAGAAAATGACAGAAAATGACATTCGTAAAGCGGCCAATAAGCTACTTGGCAAAGAAGGCAAGGATTGGAGACTTGAATCAGGGACCGATGGGCAAAAATATATCATTTTTGAGCAACTTATTCCCGTGTGGAAACGTGTAGATTTTCATTTGCAAGAAAATTTCAGCAATCCGGCGGAAAGGATACGGGAAGCAATTGATTGGAAACTTTCTTTTTCCTAGGGGTGTATAGGTTCCAAATTTGGATTACCAGAAATTGGATCAGCCCAATAAGCCTCACGTTTAATGATCTTCCGAACAGTACGAGCACTCCAGGGCTTACCGCGACAGGGACCAAGATTATTATCAAGCTCTTCGGCAATTTGCTTAGATGAAAATCCATTTCTTGAAAGCTTACACGCTTCCAGAATTGCTCTATGCTCTTGTTCACAAAGTACAAGCCGCTTAGGATCATCCGGGTCTTTTCGCCATCCAATCGGGATTTTGCCGGTAGTTCGTTCGCCGTTCTTGCGCTTACGATCAAGGCCCTGTTTTGTACGTAGACGAATTCTGTCTCTTTCATAAGCCGAGAAAGCTGCCAGGATGTTTTCCAGGAGCTTTCCTTCTGGTGTCGTGCCAATTGGTGAACCATTGGCATATTCGATTGTGGCACCGGCTTCGGCTATCTGTTGGCGGATAGTCAGGTTCACTAACATATCGCGGGCAAGTCTGTCGCTGCTGTCCACTACGAAAACATTACCGGGCTTCAATCGTTCAAGTGCCTCCTGGAGGCCATGCCGCTCCAGGAGGCCGCCGGAAATATTCTCATCTGCATAGGGAATCCACCATTTGTAGCCCTTCCGATTGCAATATGCGATACACCGCCCTGCTTGCTTCTCACAAGAGTCACAGTCCTTGGCGTTTGGGCGAGGGCTAAATCTCGTATAAATGATTGCTTGTTTTGTCATAGGGAATTTTCCTCTTGTAAATCTTGGACTTTAGCCATAATAAGCAGCAGTTTATCGGCAAAGAAGGGATATGTCTTACGCAGTCTTTCTTCCAAATCACCAATGTCCAATTCAATCTCAAAAAGCTTTGTGTCTAAAGTGTTATTCTTTTCTGCGGGTTGATCTTTTGTATTCATATGTCTTTTCTCCTGTTTGACGGCCTTGCGCTTTTGTGCGTACATAGTAGCAAAATTCACAGAGATATTCTTGAATTGGCCCAGTTTTCTCAAGTTTTACATGCGGCCGTTTGCCTTTGCCATATCTGGCATCGGCTGTGCTGTTAATGCAATTACAGAGTAGAATCATTTCATTTTCTCCCTTCCGCATATCGTACAGCGATATTTGATAGTATGATTGGTTCCCTTGGCTTTATTGTGTACACGCATATTTTTGCCGTACTTGGTACTTTGATACTTAGCCCCTTGCGTATTGCCATCGGGACTACATTCACAAAAGCATGGCAAAATCATCTTCTGTCCTTTCCGTAAAGTGGGTGTGAAAGTTCCGAAAATGCCCGCAGAATGGCATCGCGCCTACTGGGCATACATAGTGCAGGAGTCGCCATCATGCGAAGAATAGAGGAAAGATGCTTAGCTGTCTGTGGAGTGAAGTTAAGAGTTTCCAGGCGCTTTTGAGCCTTTCGCCGGAGAAGCTCTTCGGGGTTGGTTGTGCGTTTTGCCATTAGTTGATTTTCGCCGTGGTGAATCTGAAGTTATAAACTCTGGTTCATTCTCATATTTAAGGAATCGTTTGATTTCGCGTAAAGCATCTTTTGCTTCTATGCGAGTGGTGTATGGCCCACAATCCTCAATTCCCCTTTGGGGATCGCCAATAATCCACCAGGCTCCCTCGCGCTTAACTATCTGCATGTTCAGTAAAGTCTCCAAGTGCCTTGGGGCTTTTGCTGGGAAAGTTCCCCCGGAATTGATTATGCGTTTTATTGTCAGCCAGCCTCGCGCTTCATGCACCTAGGGCAGACATGAGTCGGACAGGCCGATTCGACTCGGCTCGGTCACTGTACCATCTATGTGGTGCCGATAGCCCACTGCCGCCAATATAATAACAACTCTTGCGGCTTTGCTACTGCCCGAAGCCCCCTTTTGGGGCGACAGAAAATCTGCATTGCTCAATCTCTGACTGGCAATGCTGAAAAGACACAATCGTCAGCACAAGGCTCTGACGCATGAACGTTAGCGTGGGGCCCATTGCAAAGTTTTACTAAGTCTCCAATATCACTTGACGTAAGGCCCCGACGATTGTATCTCTTCAATGGAACATTCAGCTTGCGAAGCCGAGTGGCTTGTGAACGCACCTTTTCAATACTCCAATCCATTCTTTCGGCTACTTCAGCAATCGAAGAGCACTCTTGATACGTGCTGACGAACTTTCTCAATTCGTCAACAGTAACACGCGACCGGGGCGTAGTGGTTTTCCGGGGCGTAGTGGTTTTCCGGGATACAGTGGTTTTCCGAGACGACATAGCTCATACCTCCAAAGTAAAATGATTGCCCGCTTAGGTAATTTCGCGCTCATTCTCCCAACGCTGTCAGGAAATCTTCAGCTTGTTCAATTACTTCCCTGGTTTCCTCTTCTAAGTCGTCCATGTTCAATTCGCAGCAATCCAAAAGGGAGCGAATGATTGTGTAGCTTCTGACTTCGTAGCTTTCCATGATAACTCCTGGTGAATAAAAAGTAAAGAAAAAAACACTTTACTGTGTGGTTCAAGAGAAAAAAGACACTCCGCCCGGCAGGGAGAAACCGGGCGAAGTGGGGGGGCGGGAAACTAGGCGTGTTTCAGGGCGGCTTGCATGGCGGCGGCTATATCTACTCCCTTGGACTCAATTTCAGTCGATCCAAGTTTGGGGCATTCTGACTTGTGAATCCAGAGTGAAAAAGCACAATCGAATTGACCTACGCCGTCAATATCAAAAACAAAGCGGCGAATCCCCTGCTTCCGAAGGCTTTCAGCGATGACCTTGGGATCATCACTCTGGCCGGGATAGAATCCATTCTCATATTCTTTGTCGATTTTCACGTATCCATGTTCCCCCAGATCAAGGGCTAGGGTATTGGCGGCTTTCGGGTTGTCCTCTAGGTATCCCAAATAATCTTCTGGGGCATCTAGTACACAAGTTTGGCAGTATAGGCCCGTTCCATTTTCTGCCCAGTAGCTCGGAGTCCAACCGTAGGAATTAGGTTGTATTCGGACTAACCCTCCACATCCCATACAAGCACGCCATTCGTCATACCACTCCAATTCTGCCCCTAGTTTTCCCAGAATGACTCCAATACGAGGCATAAGAAGATCTTCTTTCGGAATGGGCTCGTCCCAACTTCGGGGATTCCAGTCGCCGGTCACAATCAATCCCGATTTCGGATCGGTATACCCTGGTTCGGCATAGCCATTGAAATGAACCTGAAAATCACACCCCTCGGCATAATTGTAGAGAATCTGTAGTATCGTGCTAGTGTCCATCGTGTTATTCTCCCAGTTGTGAATCACAGCCCCATAGGTCACAGTCCCAGTACCACTCTGCCCACAGTTTAGCTACTTCTCCGCCCTCTTTCAGTGCCTCCCGAACATACTCAACACCACTGGCTGTCAACTCATTTTCCAGCCAGGCCCCGATCTTTTGACCGTCGGAAAGTTCGATTGCGTTCAGGCAGTTCGATCCCGCTGCACAATGTCGCGGACAATCTGCCGGTCCGCCTCCGTCCGGGTACGGGCCCTCAGAGGTGAGGATTTCCCCGCAATTTTCGCAGTAAAGATCACCCATGTAAACGTAGACATTCACGGCTGGCTCCCTTCGGTATATTGTCCACTTTCGGTAGACATTCACGGCTGGCCCCCTTTGGTACATTGTCCACTTTCGATAAGGGCCTCTGCCATGCGTCCGTAGTGCCCTTGTAGCCTCCAGGCCAATCCACTGTCGATAAGGTATTGGAATCCCTCCACAACCTCTTCGTCAGAAAGGTTGCCCTCTTCATAATTCACAACGAACTCTGCTGGATAAAACATAATTCTCTCCCTTTTACGTTGTAGATACCCCATGCTTAACAGAACGTAACTCGTGCTACCCCTTTGGACAGCGTACAAATCTGTGGCCGCAAGGCTCTGCCGTTAGTGAAATGCCACCATACTTCGGCAAGCGTGAGCGGACGACGGAGGGTAACGGTAATCTCTTTCCCGCCGCCTTCGACAATCAACGTGTGTGCAAGGTTCATAACTTTCTCCCTAACTGAAATTGAGGGTTATAGTAAATAGTCCACCACAGCCACACGAAGCATTTCCTATACTTCCCCAAAAAAAGCCCCCCCATAATGCACTCCCACCATATCGGGTCCAACTTGGGACGTAGCAAGCTTTGCGTGCATTTGATTTTCATGGCTTTTCCCTTAACTGAAACGTGATTGAAAACTTCCAGAAGTAAAACACAAGTTGCCGATGGGAATGATAGTAGTCGATACTGACTATCCCCAAATCAAACCATTGGCAATAACCAACGTGAATAATTCTGAATCTACGCCAAAATGGTCCGCAAGGGTCATAATTGAACTTCACGACTTTCCCCCTCTTGGTGTTTTTTGGAGATTTCGTTATAGACTTCATAGCTCTTCCAGTCCGATAGTCTCGCCAGTCAAAAGATGGTAAATGGCCTTTTGCTTGTACTCTTTTCCCTTCTGGACGGCAGTTGATTTATAGGCGTAAAGCTCGGTATGGTCAAGGTAGGCGATGTTTTCGTATGGGTGATACCATCCGCCAAAAAAACCGACATTTATCGGATGACGGTCAAGGTAGGCTTTCAATTCGTCGATAGAAGGTTGACCAGGAAACTTCTCTTCGCACCCTGGAACAGACACAGCCCAAAAGTTACCGGAAACAGACTTACCATATTCGTCAAGGGTAAAGCCACCTTCGCTCAGCAGCAATCCCTTCGCTACAATAGCAAGCTGCCTATGGGAAAGTTCTTTTGGCCCTGCATTTTCAGCGGGCGGAGGCAAAGGCTTAGGCGGTGGAGTCGGCACCTTGACCGCCCAGCAAGGCAAGGCCCCGTCAATCTGTTCCTCAGCCAATCGCACTTCTGCATCTGGCGATAAACCCACAAGCCGCCGGGCTCGCTGTGCAGTACGGGCATAGACATACGACCAGTGATCTTGTTTGGTACTCATAATTTTGCCTTTTTTGTTATCAGTAGGAAATACAGTGACATCCTCAACGTAGGATGCCTTGCCAACGCCATTATCAAGATAATCACCACCTTGCTTGATAGCGTCTTGCTCATCTTCGGCATCCCGAAGAATTACCGATCCGTCGTCAAACCGGACAAGATAACGCTTCATAACTCTAGCTCCTCTTTGCATTGTGAGTATTGGCCCCTTACGCTTCGATTGCAACTGCCGGGCAGTCAAGGGCTATTGCCGGTCCGCCAATGTCGATACCATTCGGCAGTGGATTACTGTCAATATCTACCCAAGCTGGGCATTTCGTACAGTCTCCCTGTTGGGTTCCGTCTGGATAATTGCTGAATACTGCCTTTTGCCACCTTATGGTATGCCCCCGCTTGCCGGCACTTTTTGTAGCACGAGTTCTCAGGTCATCTAGTGACTGACGCATGATTCTTCCCCCCTTAGCTGATAGGTTTGCGTTGGTATAGACCCGAGCGAAAGTTTTCCAGGTCGGTAATCATGGACAGTAGAATCATCGGACCCTTGCTGCCCATGTACGAAGTCTCCCCAAGCCACGGGATAATCCGTTCTAAGGTGTAAATGATAAACTTCACTTCGGTATCGGTCCAACTTTCGCTATTCCTGCTTAGCAGGCGGCCAATTTCCCGGAAATTTTCAGGTGACAAGTCAGTGATTGACTCTTCACTGCACTCCGAACAAGCTCCCGGGTAAATGGCTTGCTGGTCGGAAATAGTATCTCCAAGTTGAACTGCCCAGTAGGATAGACCCTCATAAGCTGTTGCCTTTACTAGTTCCACCTTACTATCAGGCGGAGCATCACAAAGCTTCCTTGCCTTCTCTGCCGTGCTGGCCCAAACGTACATGCACTCCATATAAGATAAAGTCCCGTCTGTTGATACTTCCAGTGACCTTACTTTACTGTCAGGTTGGCGGCTCATAACTTTCTCCCTTCACAATTGCACTCCGGGCAGATTCCAAAGTGAGTTTGCCAGTCCATTACACTATCTCCGTATCGGTTGAACGATAGCCCGTCTGGAACAGGTTCGATTGCCCGCTCAAAAGACCGAACCTCTTCTGTATCGGTCCACCCGGGTGGGAAGTCGGCGATTCCGTCGTATTGGACATCGCAAAGCCTACACTCCAGCCGAATCTTACCTGCATCACTCCAGTAAGGTTGCGATTCAGATTCTTTGCTCATAACTTTCTCCCTTCACTTTCTCTACTCTGATTGCACTACCATGCCCTGCATTACGCACCGCAGCAGCAGCTTGCTTTACCGAAGTAGCACGTACAGTCCAACGGCGTTCCACAATATCAGGCTTACTTCTACCGGGTAGCAAAACTGAAATTGTAGTTATAACTTCGTACAGACTCATGGCTTTCTCCCTTGTGCTGTTTTCCCAAAAAGCCAACCAGGGGGGTAGTCGGCTACTTCATTTTCTGCGTTATCCTCCCGGAGGGCTAACATCCCGCGGAAACTTGCTAACTCTATGCCCAGCGGGCCAGTAATCCCCGTAGAGGCATACTTTGCCCCCTCTAGCCACGCTATGATCCGTTCCAGAGTATAAATGACAAGCTTCAACTCTGCGTTAGTCCAACTTCCACTTACCATGTTTCGTCCGGTGTCAAGTAAGTAGCCGGCCCGATGGAAATCCTCTGGCGATACGTGAGGCTCCGCTGAAATCTGAACTGCCCAGCGGGGCGGAACTCCACCTTTCGCTGCCTTCTCCAGTCTTACTTCGCTGTCAGGCGAGACGTGGCAAAGCTCCCTTGCCTTTTCTGCCGTGCTGGCCCAAACGTATGCCCACTTCTGGGGTTGTTCCTCGTACATGGCTTTCTCCCTTTGCATTGTGAGTGTTAGTCCCGTGAGTGTCAACTTCCAAGATAACGCCGAGTCCAGAAGTCGGGGTCGCCCAGCCTAACGTCTTTCGCTTCCGCAGCCGTGAGTGTGGGCCAATTAAAGCCGTAGTAGTTGCCGGTATCATACAGTACATCCTCTAGCAGTTGGCAACAGACCGCCTTGCAGGCTGGCTTTATGTCATCAAGTAGCAATTCGTTCACCCGATTACGTAAATCATCAACTGCGATTGTCTTTTGACGGCTCATGGTTTTCTCCCTTGCAGGTAACATTACTCCCACGCAGTCTATTCTTTCGACGAAATCCAACGCCTTATCGACGCCGAAATCATCAAGATACTCTGCCCCCTTACTGGCTGCCTCTTGCTCGTTTTTGGCGTTCCGTAGGATAGATGATCCATTATTGAACCAGATTTGGTAGCAGTTGTTCATGGCCTTCTCCCTTCTACAATAAGCAATCTGCCCTTAACGTCCCTGATTGCAACTTCGCTTAAACGCTCTATCGACTTAATAGACTCCACTGCCCAGTAGTCAAGTTGCTTGTCTGCCCGAATGTAAGCTTTGCCTTGGCGTCTTGCATCTTTTTTGTCTTTGGCTTCCCGTGTGATAGCCTTCCCATCATTAAACGTGATTCGATAACGGTTCATAGCCTTCTCCCTTCGTGTTGTGAGTGTTAGCCCCTACTTCCGATAGTTTCCACCTAGCCGCGTAAGCATATCGTTGGCCAGATGCCAAGTATCAAGCACCATTCGTCCCTCATCTTCTGCCAGTGTATTGGCAATACGCCGCAAGTCTGGTATCACAATGTCTTGAACATCTACGGGTCTGCGATGATCGGCACCAGCAACAGTTTCGATAATTACGGTCATAACTTTCTCCCTTCGTGTTGTGAGTGACGTACACAAGACCACTAAAGTTAAGCGGGTGAGCCAAGTCTGGCATTGGCAAAGTAGTGTTTCTCGCAACCTTCCTCAATGCACACTGGACAGGCTCCCAAGTGCGTAGCTGGCCGGGAAAGCACTATCTCGGGGATAATATCCTCTGACTGGACTTTCCTTACGTCGGTCCATTCGGGCGGGAAGTCGGCAGTGTGCTGAATCCCGCAGAACTTGCATTGTAGTCGAATCTCTTGACGGCTCATAACTTTCTCCCTTCACGTTGTGAGTGGTAGCCCCATCACTCAATTCTACATTACACCTGGTCGGATGCAAGTAAAACTAACGGGCGGGCTAAGCCTGGTATTGGCAAGGTAGTATTTATCACCACCTTCCCCATAGCCGATACCAACAGGTTTCTATCACTTGCAGTATTTAGTGATATTGCCTGTCGCCCGTACATAGTCAATTATATATCATATTCGCCGGAACACAAGTGAAATCCAGAGTCGTCACTGATGATTATCAGGTGCATGGCCTAGTTATACTGTCCAGGGTGAATTAGATGCGATTATGCCGATTACGGGTGAATCTGCCAAAATGGCAGCCACCACGTCGCGTCTAACGTCGATTCAGAGGGTCGACCCTGTTTTGATACCCCCAGAATCCGCAGCTTGTCGTATGCAAGCCGTCCAGTGGCGAAGGGTAGTGATTGTGGTTGAGTGGACGAATGAGCGTGAGGCGTGGCGTGTGGGGCTAGGGCGAGGACAGGAGTGAATGGAGTGGAGTGAGTGGAGTGAGTGGAGTGAGTGGAGTGGGTGGGTGGGGGCGGGGGCTATTGCGCTTGGGTCAGACCCTTGAAGTGCGCGTCGATTTTGGATTGATATACATTATACTCTTGCAGACCGTTCTGGCCCGACCGACACGGTTAGACCGGACAAAAAACCCTATTTTCTAAGGGTTTTCGTGCCGTGGGGGGGCCCCATTACTTCTGAAATCCGAACCACACCCCCCGCCCCCGATGACGCCGCCGGGGGCGGGTAGCCCCTCTCTGCCGCCACACGAAAATCTCAATCCACAACACTATTTACATCTGGAAAACCAGATATAGTAATTTTTGGTGTTATACCACTTTCACACGCGCGCACATTACATGGAGTAAGATGATAAACTAAGTAATGATTAAATGGGTGGTATGTATCCGCTAGGTGATATATATCCCCTAATTCGATGTTGCCATAAATAACGGGTGGGATATACCCTACTAACCCGAAGTAGTTTTGTTGAAAATGATGTTGCAAACAGAAAAAACAACCCCAAATGGTAGGCTACATAAAGCAAAACTCCCTATACATATCGGAGTTATCTGACCTCCCCCTAGCGATGGAGACAATGTTGCGATGTTGCTAAGGGATCTGAGACCTTAAAGACTATAATCTAATAGGGGGATTGACAAGAAAAAGAACAGACTCCGCAACATGCAACATTCTATAAAAAGAGAGAGAGAGAGAGAGAGAGAGTGAGTATATATAGGGAATTATATCTGGCCCGCCCCCCATTAGATGTTATTTGCAACATTCTAACAACAGCCCAACATTCTCTGGGCATTTTAGCCCTCAGAAAATTTTGTTATATATTAAAATGAAAATTCAGAAATCTCTTGACATCTATTGGACGGCATGGTAAATTAGAAGATGAAGTCACGGCGGCAGCGTGGAGTGGACATGCAGCGTTTGTTGTGGTAAGCGTCGATGGGGACTCGCAACCCAGAACCCGCCCCATCTTGCGAGCATGGGGTTAATCATCGAGCCGGTCTCAAGTCCGGTCCGCCGTTGGCTTCTTTTTATTATGAAATAGATAAAGAAAAAGAAAACAATGCATTTAAAAGCTAAACTTAATGATAAACAACGTGCCGAAGTAGTTAAACGATATACTTTTGGCGAAACTCAAGCAGCACTTGCCAAGGAATTTAAGGTAAGTATTTCGACTATTGGAAAAATTATTAAAAAGGCTAATGCTGGTAGACCTATGAAAACTAAGCAGGGACCGCGAGCTACACCGGCTGCCGCAATAGTCCAATTCGCTAAAAGAGCGAGATCAATTCTTTGGCGTCAAGAAAGTGGAGTAGTTAAGAAGTCTTATGATAAATGGAAGCAAGCTGTTGAGGAATTAAAGAAGAATGGAGGTTATACACAACAGCAAGCAATTGTTCAAGTATCAAAAGATTTCCCTTGTTTGAGGCGTTTATTTAAAGAATACAATGTTAGTGATTTCGATCCTAATCCAGATTCACATCCGACAGTTGAAAATTGGGGCCAAAAATCTGTAGATGATATTGAATGCGAAGGCAAGAAGCAAAGTCATAGGCAAAATCTTATGTGGGCAATTGAAGCTGCCGGAAAATATCTACGGACTGATATTACACCGTCCAAGGCTCCTAATGATGCTGCGTATTACCTTTATCGCCAGGCCATTGAGGAACCAAAGGACTTCCTTGGGAAATTTACTCAAATAGAATCTCGTGCAGATGATGAAGGGGAAAGGCAGCGCCGCTCCAGAGAAAAGGGGCAACGGAGTATTAGTGAAATCGAAGAGATGCTTGCTGAACTTGATAATAATTCCGGTGGGATTCCACCTTACACTGGAAATTTAGAGGAGAGTTGATAATAATTAAGAAATTGATGATTACCGCTAACAAAAGAGAGCGAGCTTTATGGATTGCTGCCGAAAGATTATCTAATTTTGAAGAGGGGCAAGGGGAAATTTTTAGTGATTTACTTAAAACTGCCGAGGAGGAAAGTGACAGTGACTAAATGGGATTATTTCGCATGTGTGATTGTGTATTTAATGGTAATGGGTATAGCTTGTTGTTACGCTATATCATTTGCAACTAATTAGGAAGGTATTTCGGGGCAGATTGTGAAAACTCCGTTTATCCACCATGTCCCAACAGGGATGTTGGAGAATCTTAAATGGCGTTCTGCCGTTCATAAGCGAGTAATGGAGGAGCCTGGATACGCTAAAGTTATCTGGGATGCTTGTGCCATTGATCCGCTCTTTTACATTTGCGGATTTGGTTACACTTATGATCCTCGTTGCGAACCTTTCGCAAAACTTCCATTCATTCTGTATCCTTTTCAACGTGAAGGCTTGTTGAAAATCATTGATGCTATCAACAAGCGTGATTTACTTGTTGAAAAATCAAGGGATACTGGCGCAAGTTGGATGTGTATTCTTGCTTTTGAGTGGCTATGGCATTTTTTCCCATTGAAATCTTTCTTAATGGGATCACGAACAGAAGATTATGTTGATAATACTGAAAATCCTAAGTCACTTTTTTGGAAACTGGATTTCTTCCAAGACAACCTTCCAACGTGGCTTATGCCAAATGGATTTAACCGAGCGGAACATCGCCGGAAACTACACCTTATCAATCCAGAAAATGGTAGTGTAATAGATGGGGAAAGCACCACTGGACAATTTGCTCGTGGTGATCGTCGTACTGCGATTTTTCTTGATGAGTTTGCGGCAGTAGAATTCGGGCATAAGGTATTACCTGCCACGAGAGATGCAACTAGAAGTCGAATCTTTAATTCAACTCCATTGGGAATTAACAATGCCTTTTATGATGTTAGCCAAACCAATATCGAGAAACTTCGATTTCATTGGACGGAACATCCAGAGAAAAGGAAGGGTCTTTATACAACAAATGAAAATGGCCATCTTGTAATTCTTGATAAAGAGAATTATCCGAAAGATTACAAGCCAATCTTAGATGGTAAACTTCGTTCGATTGCATATGATTACGAAGAATCACGCTCTTCTCCGCGCGAGATGGCTCAAGAATGGGATATTGATTATCTCGGATCTGGAGTGCAGTATTTCGATTCTGATCGTATCCAGATTGCTATTCGTACATATTCCAGACCACCAATAGTCATTGGAGATTTGGAGTATGATAGCGTTACTGGAGATCCTATTAGATTCAGGGAAAATGAGAATGGCCATATTCACCTCTGGTGTTTACTTGATAAGGACGGTAATATACCAAGGGAGCATAAAGCAGTGCTTGGTGCCGATGTATCAGCGGGAACTGGTAGTTCTAACTCATGCCTGTGTGGATATGATGCCATTACGAATGAGAAAATTCTTGAATATACTAGCCCGTATATTCGCCCGGAAGAGTTTGCCAAGCAAGCGGTAGCTATTGCTCGCTGGATGGGGGGTGCATACCTTATCTGGGAAAGTAATGGCCCAGGGCGTCAGTTTGGATCGCGGGTTATGGATCTTCGATATAGCAACATTTATTTCCGCAGGCGAGAGGAAGCTATCGGAAAGAAAATATCGCAGATTCCTGGGTGGGCATCATCCAGAGAGACGAAACTTGTTCTCTTGGGGGATTATCGTTCAGCAGTCGAAAAGGGAACATGTGTTAATCGTTCCAAGCAGGCACTTGAAGAATGTTTTGAATATATTCACGACCCAAAGGGGGGCGTTTCACATTCACGGGCAGATGATAAATCTGATCCATCAGGCGCAAGAGATAATCACGGCGATCATGTCATTGCTGATGCCCTGGCGTGGCGTGGGATGATTGAACGAAAAAATACACCTAAATCTAAAAAGCCTAATATCCCTGTTGGGTCATTAGCATGGCGCATGGCACAACGCAAGGCAATGAAATCGGAATCAGGACAACAACTTCTCAGGAGTGAGGGATGGCGATGGTAGCAAAAATGAAAAATCCATTTAATAAAATTCAATTTGAGCGCTTAGATAAAAGTATTGAGTGGTCAAATAGGATGCTGGAATTTACTCGCAGAGAACGAAAAAATGCAATCAGAGAATTTGTTGGTAAACACTATTCCAGCAGTGGTGCATCTAAGCCAGTTCCGGTAAATTTCCTGAAGTTGGCTGTCAACATTTTCGTTCGTTTACTTGCTGCACGTGCTCCGAGAGTTCTCATTTCAACGCAGAAGATTGAGCTGAAACCTACAGCGGCAAATTTAGAAATTGCAGTTAATCAAATTCCGAAGGAAATTAACTTACAAAAGACGCTGAAGCGCTTGGTGATTGAGGCATTGTTTTCTCTTGGAATAGCTAAGGTTGGCTTGCATTCTGTTGGGAAAGTTCTCGGCCACGATGTTGGTGCTCCATTTGTCGATGTCGTTACATTGGATGATTTAATTATTGATATGACAGCCAAACATCTTGATTACATACAGTATATTGGAAATAGTTATTGGCTTGATTATAAAGATGTAATGGAATCCAAATGGTTCCCGAAGGGGAGTGTTGATGGGCTTAAGCCAGATGAATATACGACACTTAATGAAGCCGGAGAAGAAAGAGCGGAGAGTATTTCAATAGATAACGACGCGCAACTTTATAAGGATCGGATAAAGTTACGCGATGTATGGATTCCTAGTGAAAAAATCATGGTTACTTATGCAGTCAAGGAAAAGCGAAGGCTGAAAGTAATTGATTGGAAGGGGCCGGATCGTGGGCCTTATTCTATTCTTGGATTTGATAAAGTCCCTGGAAATCTTCTCCCACTTCCTCCGGTTGCTACTTGGACTGATTTGCATGAGCTTGGGAATGCTCTTTTCAGGAAACTTGCCAGTGAAGCCAAGGCACAGAAAAATGTGCAAGGTTTCCAGGGCGGTCAAGAAGATGACGTGAAAGCTTTCAAGGCGGCAGTTGATGGCGATGGAATCATGTACAATGGAGCAGAACCCAAACTCCTCAAAGCCGGTGGTGTTGATCCAACTAGCTTAGCATTTTATTTAACAGTAAAAGATCAAGGTTCATATTTCGGTGGGAATTGGGATTCACTTGGTGGTCTTTCGCCGCAAGCAAAAACGCTTGGGCAAGACAAGCTACTTAGCGAAGCATCAAGCGCTCAAATGCGCGACATGGCTGCTGAAGTTGTGGATTTTGTAAAAGAAATTTATACATCATTAACTTATTACGAATGGCACGATCCAATAAGAAGGCGGCAATTAGAGAAAACAATTACCGGAACTGACTTTAATGTTGTTGTCCCGTGGGATCGTAGTTCACGTCGCGGTAAGTTGGATATGTACGATCTCGATATTGATGTATATAGTCTCCAGGATGATTCACCTGGGCTTAAATTTCAGAAACTTGGAATAATACTTGAGCGATTTGTATTTCCACTTATGCCCCTTCTCCAACAACCTAATGGCATATTAAATGTCCAAAGAATTTTACATGATATTGCTAAGTTTGCAGATTTCCCGGAAATGAATAATTGGTTTCAGTTTATGCTGGAAGAGCAACCTACTACTGGTGAAAATGCCAAATTACCATCAAATACCACGAGAACTGTTGAGCGGATAAATCGGCCTGGAGCCACTGAGGAAGGGAAAAATCAAATTCTCCGACAGGCCCTATTGGGTGGACGGCCCCAGGTAGATGAAACGGCTGCAATCGGTCGTCCAACCGGGTAAATCCTTATTCCGGGGGGGTGGCCAATTTGCTTGTGGTAATTATGCTGATGGTGTGTAAGGTAGAGAGTATGGGGCCAAAGGAAAAGCGAATGTTGTTTGGAGGTAGCAGAAAAATTGCCAACATATTGCTATAGGACTGAAAGTGGTGATATTCTGGAGCGTGTATTCCCTATGGGAAGGGCGCCAGAAGCGATTACTTTTTATCCCAGTGAACTCGGGGAAGGAAAAGGAGTTGCAATTCGTGATTATGGGGCCGAGGGTGTGACGGGGACTGTCGTTGGGACTTTAAATCCCACGAGGGCCAATCAAAAACCAAAGCGTCCCTGGCCGATGCAACCATGCGTTGCATCGGGGGTCCATCCGAATCAGGCGCAAGAATTGCGAGATTATCTTGCGAAGCGCGGTTGCCCGACGGAGGTGACGAAAGATGGCGATCCAATTTATACTTCTGCCGCTCACAGGAAGAAAGCGTTAAAAATTCGTGGATTTTACGATAAAGCCTCATTTGATTAACCAAGGAGAGAAAAATGCCGAGTGACGAATTGATTGCTGAGATTGAAAAGGCCGCCGAAGAAATAGACATCAATGAGACTATTGATAAAGAAGAGAAAGTTGCCCAGGAAACTGCCGATGCTTCTGTTCAATCTGATGAAGAAAAGGCTGCTGCCGAGGTAGCTGAAGTTGATGATGCTGCCGCACAGAAGGTTATTGAAGATGAAAAATTTGCCCAAGAGAGTGCCGGTGAGGAAGGTGCGGCTGCTGAGGCGGCCGGGCAAGAAATTGCCAAAAATGCAATTAGCGATGAACTTTTAGAGCGAGCATTGGATGTTGATATTTCAATGGCTGATGCACGCAGCCTTCCACTTGAGTCGCTTGAGCGAATTATTGAAGCAAGAGAAAGGACTATTGCTGCTGAGATTGAAGCTGAGGAACGAGCAAGTGTCGATGTGCAATCGAAGGAAGCTGAAGATCCTTTTAGTGATTTCCCGAAACTTGATCCAGAAGTTCACGATACTGATGTAATTAAATCATTTGAAAAAGTGATGGAGATTACTAAGCAGCAATACGAAACAATCCAGGCACTACAAAGACAACAAGAAGATATATCGCTGGCTACCCAAGCAAGAGAGGCTGCTGAAGTTGAGAAATGGTTTGATAAGCAAGTTGCTGGACTTGGTGAAGAATTTTCGGAGGCTCTTGGTGTAGGTGATTACAGATCACTTAGCCAAGGAAGTTCGCAATATGCAAATCGTGAGAAAATTGCAAATCAATTGAGTGTATTACTTTCTGGCTATGCAGCCCAAGGGCTGGAAGCGCCACCGCGAGAGGAATTATTTAATACGGCCGCAAGGCTTGTCCTCCACAAGGAATATCAAGCAATTGACAATAAGAAACTTGCTAGTGATCTTGAAAAGCAGGCTTCGCAGCATATTCAACGTGCAAGTGGTCGGCAAGTTTCCAGCGCACAATCGCCCGAGGATGAGGCAGCAGCATTATTGGACGAAAAGTTTGGTTAATTCTTAAAGAGAGGAAGAAAAGATGAAGAGATGCACTAAATGTGGCGTAGAGAAAGAAGAGAGTGAGTTCCCCAGGGGAAGTTACATCAAGAAAGATGGAACTAAATCATTAGACAGTTGGTGTAAGACTTGCCGAAATGAATATCAAAAAAAGTATTCAAATAGACAGAAGCGATATGCTGAAAGGAATAAAGAAAAAATTAGTATGAAAATGAAGTGTGCTTATAATTCCAATCCAGAGGCATATAGGGAAAAGACAAGAAAGTGGCGTGAAGAAAACAAAGATAAGATGAAGGAATATAATCACAAGTGGCATGAAAATGCGGATCGGTTTAAGATTGCCTTGCAAAGTTCCCGGAGGGCTGCAAGGAATGGTGGATATGAACCCTGTAATGCAACTTTAGAGGAAATTAGAGAAGCATATACAGGACGATGTGCGGTCTGTGGGGTCCCGGATATAGAATGTACGGGGAAATTCCATATGGATCACGACCACGAAAGTGGGAATTTCAGAGGTTGGCTTTGTGGAAATTGCAATAAAGGAATTGGTTTCCTAAGGGATTCCGAGGAGCTATTGATTAATGCTTTGCATTTCTTGATGAATTGTAAAGTTAAGTAACAGACAATTAACAGCAAAAGGGGTAGATAATGTCAATGCAGTTCGCCGAGATCGACGACGCTGTCGTTTTAACCCAGAAGCACTTGATTAAACGTGGAGCATTTGTTGGACTTCAAACAGATCTCCAAGATCATGTCGCGGTACGTGAGCTTTGGAAAGGAAGAAACAAGAAAGTTTTTGTTGGTGGCGATCCTTGGACATTTGATGCACAGATTGACCACAATCATAGCACTCGTGCTGTGGCTTTGTATGAAACTGATGGAAGTGCCGTTGTTGATACGATGATTGAGGGTAAGGTTTATTGCCGACACCTCAATGCTCATTATGTTTACGATCAACGAGAAAAAGCATTCCAGAGAGGCGGTCATGCGATTGTTGATTATATCAAGACGAAATATATCGGCATGATGATGTCTTTCTTTGAGTATCTTGAAGAAACGCTTTGGAGCAATCCGGCTGATGATGGTAAGACACCTTTTGGAGTTGCACATTACGTGACGCGAGCGGATGGCGATGGTGATTTTGTCGGCCCGGAAGCCGAAGGCTGGGCGGCCGGCAAGTGTAACATTCTCTATGCCGACCAGCCGCGGTGGCGTAACTGGGCGGCTCGATATGTTGCTATCAGTAAGGAAGATCTCATTCGTAAAATGCGCCTTGCGGCTCGCAAGACGAAGTTTCGTTCGCCTATTTCTCATACTGAACCTACGCTAGGTGGCATGAAGAATGGTGTCTATTGCAATAGCGATGTGATTGGGCTTATGGAGGAAATTCTTGAGGATCAGAATATGAACCTCGGGAATGATATGGCCAGCAAGGATGGCCGTGCTCATTTCAAGGGTACGCCAGTCACTTATGTTCCGTATTTGGATAATGATAATACGGAAGATCCAGTTTATTTGCTTGATTGGAAGTGGCTGGGCCTTGGTGTTTTGGCTGGTTGGGAAAATCAATTGACTGCGCCTTATATGGTTCCAAATAGGCACCTCGTTCGGCGAGTTGATTTGGATGCAAGCTTGAATTTGGCCTGCACGAATCTTCGTCGTCAGGCTGTTATTTCTAAGGCACCTGCATAAGTCGAAATTTACTTTAACAATAATACTTTCTTGAGAGGAAGAAAAAATGGGCGATGTTTCTGTGAATGGTCCCACTAAGTTGGCTCCTACCATTTCTAAGTGGGTTTGGTATGAAAGTAATGCTGCACTCAAGCAAGGTGAAGCAGTTTGTTATAACTTCGATTATGGTACTGGTACGGATTCTGATGCCCGGCGCTATAATCATGTTGAGACTCCCAGCACAACGAACGCCCAGTGGTTTGCTGGGGTGGCCGCGAGAGCCTATTCAGCTAAATCTGGCGGGCAATTGATTGAAATTTATGTGCCTGGCAGTGTGTGCTTGATTCGTCTGGGTGCTGCTGCTGCCAGCACTACAGTTGGCGTTGGGCTTGTTACGTTTGATGTAACTTCTGGTTACGAGGGATATTTTCGTTATGAAGGTCTCCCTGGTGAAGGTTCTGCCGTACCACTTGAGGAAACTACTACTGGCACGAATCAGACATGCCTAGCGAAACTTCAGACTGGTCCGCCTAGTGGTGGCGTTGAGGTTGTGCAAATTGTAGATGACACTGCTTTTGTTGCTATGGTCGGCGGAACAACTCTATTGGTTGGTGCCGTTTGCGGTACTGGTGCTGCGGAGGAAGATATTGCCGATGGGACAATTGAGGGCCTGCGCAAGAAGTTTGAGGTTATTACAACTGCAATTACCACAAACGAAGCAGTAGTAAATATTGCAGGCGACGATGGCATTACGCTTGCTGGTGGGGCTTTGGCTAGTCTTACTTTCGGCGCTATTGGTGACCAATGCGTATTGGCATGGACTGGTGGCACTTGGCGAAATATGGCTAGTGTTGGTGTTGTTGAGGCGTGATAGTTGCGGATTGTGTTTTAACACTTTTTGCAATAAGACGAAAAATTCGCGGGTAATACTCCACGGGGTAACCCTGGGAATTGTAAAATACGGGTAGGGCAGCGGGTCGGGTGGAGTTTCTCTTCCTCCACCCGGCCCACCCGTGGATTTGGAGATATATATGAGAATAGCATTTTCAAAATGGCCATCTAAGGTAATGAAGAGTAAATGGAGAGTTAGTGAATCTCTTAGAAATCCAACAGCAATTATTTCAGAGGCAACTGGTCATAATTTTATAGATGTTGGATGTGAAGGATTTGAGGGAAGTGAAAAAAATATTGCTATAGAGCGCGAAGTAGCTGAGCATATAGTTGAGTTGCATAATTCCCAGTTGGGGAAATAATGGCCGAGTCATCACTTTCAGTTGGGCTTCCTGAATTGAAACAGGAAGTGGGATATTTTTTGGGCCACGGCCGAGGCGGTGTTGCTTTCGCTGATTGGGCTGCCAGAACTCCCGATCCAACAGACGAAGTAGAGGCTATTGTTCAGGCAGGAATAAGACGTGTTTACTATCCACCAGGGAGCAATGGCTATGAATGGTCGTTCCTTCGGCCAACGGCAACTTTAGCAATTATAGCTGGCACAGGTGATTATGATTTGCCAGATAGCTATCATCGACTTATAGGTGATTTGCATTATCCAGCCGATGAAAATCGCAATGCCATAGTAATAGTGTCACTTGGCACTATATTAGAAATGAGGGCACGTGATGATCGAAGTGATTATCCGGCATATGCAGCCATTCGATCCAAGGCATTCGATGCCACCACTGGACAGCGTAGTGAAATTCTTTTCTGGCCGAAACCAAGTGCGGATAAAACACTCACATATTCCTTTGAGGCTTATAGCGGCAAATTGACGGATGCAGCACCGTATCCACTCGGCGGAATGTATCTTGCTGAGCTTTATATTGAAAGTTGCTTGGCTGTTGCCGAGCAACGCATGAACAATGAGGCAGGACTACATACTGCGGCATATCAGACATTGCTTGTAGATGCAATTGCGAGAGATAAAAAGAAAAGCGCAAGGTATTTTGGGCAGATGGGGCATTATGAGCAAGCATACGAACCTGTACGGCATGGCGATACAGGGGGAACATATCCGTTGACTTATGGGGGGGTGGCTATCTGATGCCGTTCGTAAGTAAGAAACAGAGGGAGTATCTTTGGGCTAGGCATCCAGAAATTGCTAAGCGATGGACAGAGAAATATGGCTCATCCATACGAAAGAAGGAAGATAATCCTGGGGGGGAGGCGGACTTTCGGAAATGGTATGCAGGTCACGCAGCCAAGCTAGGGCTTAATCCAGATCCAGATGCACCCCAGCATCATTACGATTATCGCGCGGCTTATCGTGCGGGGGCAAAACCGGATGCGAGTGGACATTGGCCATCAAAATATAAGCGTGAGGGGCATCCTCGTTTAATTATCAATGGTATTGATACGCGAACAGGACGACTAGCAATGCCGAACGAACGTAAGACAGGAAGAAATGTATTATCATATTACGCGAGGGCCCTCAAAAGAAAGGGCATGAGGCCGTTGACGGCAAGAGAAAGGGAAAAGCAAGAAGCAGAGCGTAGGCGATTAGCGGAGCGACGTAAGATTGAAAGTCATTACGAAGGTGGTAGGCGTCGTACTGCTGAAAAGAAGCCACCCCCTACGCCTAAGACGCCAGCGCAGATACGAAGTGAAGAAGCGACTGAATTTCGGAAGAAATTTGAATTGCCTGGACTCGGGGCGCTTAGGGAAGCATTAACTCCAAGGAAAAAGAAAAAGCTATAATATGATTGATACACATACATTTACCACAACTGCAAGTGAAGAAATTATTGCGGCTGATGCGCATCGTGACCATATAACAATTCAGATGCAATCTTCCGGGACTCCAGTGTATCTTGCATTCGGAGAGTCTGCTGTTGATGCAACTGGAATTTGCTTACTTTATCCAGGTTGCTCTGTGAGGGTAACTGGTGCCAAAGCGAGATTGGCCGTGAATGGAATTGATGCTACTGGCAGTGCTATTGTTGGCATTGAGACTACAGAGGATGTTGAGTATCGTCCTGGTTCCTATATTTGGTTCTAAGATATGTCTGCACATGCATGGAGTATTGGCGCTGGAGAAGTAGATGTATCCAAGGAGATAATTGCTGCCGATGAATATCGTGATGAGTTGACTGTGCAATTAGTGTTCCAAACATTAACTGGTGCAGATATAGTATATTTGGGATTTGGCGAAGATGCTGTTACCGGGGAGGGAATTGCTTTAGGCGGGCAGGGGGATTCAGTGAGAGTATTGGGGGCGAAAGCAAAGTTAGCTGTTAATGCAATATGTGATGCCATAGTTTCTGGCGGCATTGAAACATACACAAGTTTGGAATATCGTCATACCAGAGATTATCCGGCATGGTATCACGATAAGCCACAGACATAATGATATACTAGATGCAACTTACGGAGGGCCTTCTGGCGAATAATCTCATTGGATGAAAGTTTCACTTTCCACTTAAAGGGGCTTAATGAAATGCTACAACGTATTGCAAAGCTTTTGCGTATTCAACCACCCGTAATAGACAATCGAGGGCTCCTGTGGGCTTCTGGGGCTACAGTTCCGACATTGGGGTCTGATGGTTATCAGACTGGATGCATTTTTGCACATACCGATGGTGGTGATGGGACTTCTCTTTATGTGAATGAAGGTTCCGTTACGTCATGTGACTTCACGGCAGTTGATACTGCACCCGGCGAAGATGCTGGACAAATTATTTTTTCAACAACCGCCACGGCGCCATTGATTGATATTAATGGTTCTTACGACGATCAGTTCATTGAAACTGGCACATACAGCAGTGAGGCCGATAATGGTATCGTATTAAGCTCCACCAACACCAGGCCGGTGTCATTCTTGTTTGATGATAGTGGCTCAGATTTGACAGGTGGGAATTATCGTGCTGTTCTATCTCGTATTTTATTGACGGTTGACCAAAGCGCTTGTACGATCAATGCGATTCGCGGTCAACTCAAAATGCTGGATCTTGTTGATGTGGCTACTGGCATCTATGCACCCGTCCAGGGTTATCTTGAAATGGCGGGAACGCATGTTATAAAGGCTGATGCCACATTCTCGTGCTTTTCGGCCAGTATGGAAATTGGCACGAGTATGACCGTCAATAATGACGGAGAAGCGGCTGGCATTCATGTTGAGACAACTGGCGCTGGTACAATTACCAATAATGGTACTTGTGCTGGCATCCTTATTGACAAGGCAACGGGCGCCGCTGATTGGCCAGTTGGTGTCAGAGTGCTTAATAGCACTACGGGTTTGAGTGTTCATAGTTCAACGGTTGGCTTGAACTTTACGGGAGTTACATCTACTTGCATTTATGTCACGGGCGTTGGCACTACGACAAGTCATGTTATTGATGTAGTTGACGCCTATGCCGGTAAGGTCATTGAGACTGGTTCATATTCAAGTTCCGCCTCTAAGGGCGTTACGCTTGTGGCTGCAAATAATCGACCAGTTTCGTTTTTGTTTGATGATGCTGGATCGGCCCTTGCTGGCGGTGATTATCGTGCGGTACTTTCTAGGATTTATCTTTCGGTTGACCACACTAATGCAGCAACGCTTAATGCGATGCGAGCGCAAATTGTAGTGGCAGATGACAAAGACATTTCCAATGCTGGTTCTGTAACTTCACCATTTACTGCATATTTTGAATTGGCTGGTACTGCCAATCGAAATGTGGATGGCCACGTGGCTTGTATGCGTGCGGCCCTTGAAGAGGGCGCCTCTGGCACGACGACTATCGACATCAATCTCTGCGGTGTTGAGGCTACGTTGAATTCAACGCGAACTTATGCTGGCAGTGGTTATCTTGCGGCTTATGCTGCGAATATCTCTGGTGGAACTTCTTTGTGGCAGTATGGGGTGTATCTTGAATCCGATGCTATACTTACTGCCGGTATTTATTTAGGCTCTACTGCGGCTGGCATTCTTGCTGCCGGTACTATTCCGACTGTCTTGAGTGTCCAACATGTCGGTACTACATCAAGTCATGTCATTGACATGATTGATGCTTACACTGGCATGGTTATTGAGACTGGCTCATTTTCAAGTTCCGCCTCCAAGGGTATTACGCTTAGTGCATCCAATACTCGGCCGGTTTCGATTCTTTGCGATGATGGCGGCGCGGCTATGACTGGTAACATTAGGGGGCTATTGTCCCGAACTGTTGTTGCTGCTAATCACACTGGGGCGTTATCACTGGCGTCAATTACCGGCCAGGCCAAACTGGTCGGCGATGTCGATTTTGATGGTGATTATCTGTGCGGGCTGCATGGCTACTTGGAGATTGCTGGCACTAGTAATTTCGGGCTTAACGAAGTGCGGCACGCTGGTTGCGCGGTGCGGGCTCGTGTTGAGGTGGCTGGGAGTATAGAAGTAGAGACGGCCGGAACGTACTTGGCTGGTGTATTTGCTGAGTTGAATACTACTGGTGCATATACTGTCACCGAGACTGGTGTATTGGCTGCTTTTGTGGCTGCTTCTACTGACCAGCGTAATGATCTTTGGGGTTCGGCGCTGTATATCGACGGTGCCGACAATGCCCTTGGGTTTAATGCTGCCGATGCATCGTACACCAATGGCATTAAGGCTGTTACTAAAACGCCAACAGGAAATACCTCTCACTCTATACGAGTTGATATTGGTGGTACTCCCGGTTACATTCCAGTATATGATGATGAAGCATTTAATGCTGACGACTAATTGAAATTTCAATCCCGGCGGCCCCTTGGGGCCGCTGGGTTTCCTTTTTTATTTTTTATTTCACAACAGGAGAAAGACTTATGCTGCTAGGTCAAGTATTTCAGAGTATTGTTGCATGGCAAAAGTTGTCTGCTATTCCACTCAAGCCCAAAATCGCTTATGCCATTCTCAAGTATACCAGGAAGGTAACGGATGAACATGCACTCGCTGAAAAGCAGAGAGTGGCACTCATTCACGAAATTACCGGAACCAAGGATGGCGAGGAAGCAAAGATTGAGCCGAATACGCCGGAGTTCTCTGAATATGTAACTCGGTTCAATGAAATTATGGCAACGGAATCAGATCTTGAACAAATTGACATGGATCTTGAGGATGTGGTTAATGCTCTGGATGATAAGGATGAGGCGCTTTCTGTTTCAGATTTGGCGATGCTTGAACCATTTTTCCATTCTTATTGGAAAGTGGAAGGTCCGCCGGAAGATGAAAATGAAGCGGCTAATCACAGGTATCACGAAGCGCTAAAAGAAGCTGCGGGGGGAACTTCATAAGCCGGTTTGATATAAATACTTCCCGGCGGTCGAGTCGCTAAGCGTCGCGGTCGTCGGGTTTTTTCTTGGAAAAGATATGGCAAATAAAAAACGAAGGATGCGCATTTCCTTTCCTCTTGGGGGGCTTGATCGGCGTGCAAGTTTTCGGCAGCAGCCGCCTTACACTACGCCTTCTTGTCTTAATGTCCGTCCTGTAGCTACACTAGAAAATCGAGAGCGTGGCGGCAGTCGTCCAGGCTTAACGAGATCACATTTTGATATTCTAGGCTGGGATGGTGCCGAGGGGCATAGTGTTCGTTTTCTGGCGCCTATGATATTGGCCCTCGGCGACAGCTTTACGGCTTGGTCGGATACATTTGGCGGTTCCAGTTTGGAAGAGGCATGGACACAAGCTGCCTGGGCTACTGATGTTCCCAGTATTCTTCAGCAGATGGTCTCAGTGGATACGAGCGTAGCTGATGCGGCAGTGGTACGGGATGCCTTGGCGATTGATTCTGCGGAAACATACACGGTCGAGATGTTTATTGCGCCGTGGAATGGAGAATATCATGGTGAATATCGGCTATACTTCCGCATGGATGATACAGACCCAAACATAGAAGATGAAGGTGTTTGGGTTAATCTTATAATGACTGGATCAACTGGTACTTATAGTGGTACATTGAAATCAGTTATCGGTGGAGTTACTACTTCCTATGCGCTTACGGGCGGTAGTTTGGGAAGTGCATGTCCGGGATGGCTTATCGCAACAATAACTGGCGATACCATTTCGGTATATTTGAATAATCAAACACTCATATCTCAGGTTGTTCCTACAAGCCACACTGGATTGCGAGTTGGTTTTGGAATGGAATGTACTGAAGCTGGGGGGCTGTGCTTGGCGAATGTATTTCGGGTTCAGTATTATTCGACAGGGAGCGTTCCTTCACTCCGCACGATGCTAGTTGCTTCCTCAAATGGCAATATCTACAAGGAATATCGCTATGGTCGAATGTCGGCTGTAGCTACTGATCTGACTGTTCGTAGCGATGTGGGTTTGCAGGCAGTGCAGAGTGGACAGAAACTTTACATTGCCGATTATGGATTGCGAATTACCGGAACCGATGGAACTGTCGCGGGAGTAAATTTAGATGCCGCCGGCGTGGCTGATTGGACTGCTCATAATATCGACGCGGATGATGATGTAGTTGTTATCTCAAATGTCGGTGGAGCAACAGTAGCAGGAACCTATGAAATTGCGAATTTCAATGCCAATCAAGTTGCATTAACTGAAGCGCCTGGTGATGGAACATGTACATATAGAATCGAGCGAGCGCCGAAAATATATGATCCTTCTGCTGATACACTTTCGATTCTTATGGCAACTGAGGGGCAAGTACCTTCTGGGTGCCCATTGATTTGCCGATACAACGATAGAATTGTTATGGGCGGCGCAGATATTGCACCTCATGTTTGGTATGCGGCTCGTCAAGGCACTGAAACTGATTGGGATTACTCCCAGGAAGATAGTCAGCGGGCGGTAGCAGGGCCAGCAAGCGAGGCTGGAGTTCCTGGTGAAGCGCTAACGGCACTTATACCGCATAGCGATGATTACTTAATTCTTGCTTGTCGGAATGAATTGTGGCGGATGCGCGGTGATCCAGCTTATGGTGCAAGCAAGGATGCCTTGAGTCGTACTATTGGCATTGTGGGCAAGGATGCATGGTGCTGGGGGCCAGCGGGGGAGTTGATCTTTTTGTCCCTGGATGGTATTTATATTCTTCCGCCGGGTGGTGATTCAAAGCCCATCTCTATGTCGCGGGAGGTATTGCCACAAGAACTTCTAAACTTTGATCCAAATACAACGACAGTTTTGTTGGAGTATGATGTACAGGATCGGGGCGTACATATTTTCCTTACACCAGATTCATCAAATGAACGAATTCATTGGTGGATGGATTGGGAGCGAAAGACTTTTTGGCCTTTTGTGTTGACTAATAATCACGAACCAACGGCAACTTGTGCTTTACGTGCTACGGCCATTGAAGATTCGGCTGTCATTCTTGGTGGTCGTACTGGTGTATTGCGGCGTTTCAATAAATTGGCGGAAACTGATTGTGGCATTGCTTTTACAACTTATGTAAATGTTGGGCCCATTCCCCTGGCTCCAGATGGGATGGTTGGAACTTTAATGTCGCTTGATGCAGGTATAGCCGAAGATGGTGGCGATGTAACATGGAGTGTCCATCCAGCCTTAACTTTTGAGGCGGCAGCTACAGCTTCAGCGCAAGGAACAGGAGTTTGGGTTGCGGGACTTAATGCCACTGTGTACCCAGGCGGGCGCGGGCAGGCATATATGTTGAAGATTACTGGATCAGCCGGACGAAAATGGGGTTTTGAGCAGATTGTGTCTGCGGTTCAGGAAAGTGGAAAGAGGAGAATAGTATGAGTCGTATTCCTCATGGTCATAGTCCGATTGAACTTCGCCAAGCAATACAGCGCATGGAGACGCGAGTATCTGGTGGCGTAGATCCAGGGCACAGCCATACTGGCGATAGTCTTTCAGACATTGACATTTCGGCTGATACAAATTTAGCTGCAACAGCGCCTATTGTTTTAACTGGAGATACGCTTAGCTTGAATCAGCCTGGCGTAGATCATGGATCAATTGGGGGGCTTGGTGATGACGATCATGCAATTTATCATACAGATGCCCGTGGGGATGCTCGATATTTTCGAGAAAATGAACATCTTGCAAGTAGTGCTGGGGCCGCCGATGCAGGAAAGCCTATTGTATTAGATGCAGCCGGACATATTGATGCCACAATGATTAACGATGGTGACATTGACCACGGCTCAATAGGCGGGCTGGGCGATGATGACCATACTATTTATTCTCTTGTAGATGGTACGCGACCTTTCACCGGAGTAATTGGCGGTATTGGTTTCGCGCGAACTGGATGGCCATTAGTGCCAGATGTTACATTGTCATTTGACGATGGAACTCTTACTTTTACTGTAACTGATGGCGGTAGTGCTTATTACTATATAAATGGAATAAAATATATTCTTAATGGTAATAAGACTGTCACAATAACTGATACGGAGGGATTGTGGTATATTTATTTTGATGGTGCTACTCTTACTGCATCACAGGTTGCATGGGTTATTGCAGAAAGCAATAAAGCGCTTGTTTCATATTTGTATTGGGACGCAACTAACAATAAATCATTTGGTGTAGGATATGAATTGCATGGATATGTTATTAGTGCTGCCATGCATAGTATGTTACATCATACTGTAGGGGCACGCTGGCAGAATGGATTATTGGTTTCCGATGCAGGGAGTGAACAAATAAATATCAGTACAGGTATTTTTTATGATGAAGATCTCATATTGACTATTACTGATGGTGCTGGTGGGGCCGCTTTTGAACAAGTGCTTTCACCTGCTGAAATTCCAATTCTTTATCGAAGTGGAGCAAGTGACTGGAGATTTTATGATACTGCCGATAAGGCAAATGCAGTTGATGTTGGATATGTTGATGGTTCTAATAATTTACATTACAATAAGCTC